ACATGTCAAGCGTCCCCATGCTGCGAAGCACAATATCCCGCATATCCGGCGGAACAATGTGCGTAAGAATATACCACTGGATAACCATGTAGCCGGAAACGATAAGCGCAGCCAGTACGCGGGGCGTGTGGTCATTCGTGGAAACTTCCCGTTGACGTGCGCTATTCCTGTCGTCGGCGTGGATTTTCTCCAGGTCAATATTATTTTGTTCCAGGGTCTTCTGGAAGTCGATTTCTGCAAGTCGAATTTTGGTAAGGGCTTCCGGGTCAGAAATGGCCGCCGTAATAGCTGATTCACTACTCCCTGGCTCTAGGCCTAATGCCCTGCAAAGAACACCCGCAGCCATGCCGCCAAGTGGTCCGCCTAATGCTGTCCCAATGGTCGGGGCAAGTGCTGCTACTGTCTGTTTCCAGTCCATTTGTTCCCCTCCTGACGCTCAAACGTCGGAATATGTGAAATAGTGTCGTAAATCTTGGCCACACCCACCGCAACGCTGCAAGCTACGGTAACAGTGGCGGCCAATGCCACGAAGTAGGTTTTCCAGGTAAGTTGCTTGTCTTCGATACTTTTTAGCCTGTTATCATGGTCAGTAAGCTTTTTACGCATTTCGATTTTGTGCGCTTCGTGGTCAGTGCTAAGATGCTCAAACAACTTTAGCATATGCTTTGACTGCTCCTTAATAACCGTGATGTCGTCGCGCATATCTCCCACCTTATCGTACACCTGGCGTAATTCCTTCCTAACTTCGTCAAGTCCATCTTCTACCCGTTGCAGAAGCATTGATTCAGCGGTTGTTATAGTATCTTTCATGATAGCACGTTCAAGGTTAATAAATCGTTAATACGCTCTAAAAAGATAGAGCAGTTGCAAGCCCGATAATGTCGCCATAGGTGAATTCGCATATACGAATTCTTTTACTTTCGTCAGGTATGTAGTAGCTTGACCAGTAAACAACCCCCATCAGTAGAACAAGTAGCCCACTGGCAAGCGGCTGTATAACGTTCAACCCGTAAAATGAGTTTAACACAGCGTAGAAAATAAATAAACCATAAAAGAATGTACTGCGTAGAGTCATTCCGATAAAGCCGAACTTCCGGTTGTCCCCTACGGTTCCGTCTTTTTTGCAGAAACTATCCGCCATTTTGTCGATGAAAACAATTTCCTGTTCCCCGGCAATTCGCCTGCCGGTGACGCATGCAAAATAAAGCCCCCACCCCGGAGCAAGTGCCGCCCAGAACAGCGGAAACGTTCCGCAGGCCACGTATAACCAGTAAAAGGGTTTGTCGTGGTGCGTGATAAAAACATAGCCGCCGGTTGCCAGGGCTGACAGGAAAGAGGAAGTTACCCTGTTGAACCAGAATAGCGCACCGCTTCCACGGATTGCGTGGAAGGTGGCATAAAGAAGAATTAATGGAATAGCATACATTTCATTACTCAAAACTTATAGTGTAATTGATAATATCCAAAGCAGTAGAAAGCTGTTCGATTTCTTTTTTAATAGCAAAGGATTTAGTGTATAGGTCGCTGCAATACTGCCCCGCCCCGATAACAAGCTGCTGGAACGTCAGGAAGTCCATAGGGGTGACTTCGTCTTCTCCTATTGCTTTCCATCCAAAATCAACGGGGAAAACGTAGGCAGGGTCAAGCGATTGCTGGGCTTGAAAGCCTAAGTATTGAATCATCATGTTTGTTTTTGCTTCAGGGATGCAGGAAAACATTTTTCCGCCGAAACTATAGCCTGAATTCAGTAATAGAAGGCGTTTTGCTTCCACTTCCAGCTTACGTTTAGCCTGGAGATTGAGCAAAGGAATATCTTCAACACAGAAGCACCTTAACACCCGGTCTTCTGCAATGGTGTATCTGTCCTGAGCATTAACCGGGGAAGCCGGAGGAATGACAGTTTGATAACGTGCATCATAAGAGGGTATATCGTCATAAACAGGAAGATAAATAACCCCCTCCTGGGCGGTCATTGGTATGCTTCCATAGAGATTTAAAACTGTGGTGTCTTGAACTGCTGCAAACATGTCAACCTGCTCCCATACTTGTTACTGCGTTTGTGCTAAACCCTGTAGTTGCTGTTTGAGTGATAGCTAAACCGTCCGTGGTGTAACCAAGCTTTCCAGCGTCTGAACCTAGCCAGAAATTACTGTTTAAATATTTTAAGAAACGTATCTGAGTACCGCTCATGAAATTACTGCCTGAAGCTATTTTAGTCCAGGTTGCCCCGTGGTCGGTTGACCTGGCTATGTCCCCTGTATCTGTTGCCGCAAGAATTACGGTGCTGCCATTCGTCGCAATGTCCACAATATTCCCCGTCATACCTGCGGTAGTGAAGAATGCTGTGGTGCGTGAAGTGTATGTTCCTGCTATTGTCGTGGCTGTCGATAGTGAACCCGCAGTCCAGAACAAATACCCTGTTCCGTCCCACAAACCGCCCTGCATAATAGCAGAAGCAAGGTTACTTGTAATAGAGGTCAGTGCGGTTGCTGAAACGGAGGTTTTATAGCCTAAGTTTCCGGTAGTCCCGCTGACTACGAAGTTCCCATTTACCACACAGCACGAAGAACTAACCGCAACACCTGTATGTGTCAACCCTGTGGTTGCAGTTGCTCCCCCGTCAGTAGTGTAACTGAACTGCCCCGCAATATTGGTATGCAGGACTAACGCATTATTAGCCTGTACCGCGATACCGTTACGCTGTTTAACAGAGTTCGCACCCATAGAAAGGTTAGCAAAAGCCGTGCCATTCGTGGAGATTTGAACGTTTGTAGACGCCGCAGCCCCGCAGTCTACCAGCATGACATTCCCGTTGGAGAAGTTAAAAAACTTCACACCAACCAAATTTGTCGGCTGCGTAGCAAAGTTATTCCACCCACTAGCCCCTGTAGCAGCACTCCAGCTTGTCCCATTCGTGCTATATTGGATAGCCGTTGCCGGTGTACCAGTTCCGTTGTCATTGACCAGGAAGAACTTACTGAACACTGAAGAATAAATAATGTCTACAACATTATCAGAACCGGCAGGCGTAGAAGCTGAAAAGGTTGCCCCGTCACTACTCTTATTTACCTTATTGGCTGCCCCACCCACAAGAAACAAACCTGCGGTAGCTATGTTGCCGGTTGAACTCCCTGTGTTAGTACCTTCCACAGTGGCCACCACCGCAGTAGACGCGGCAACCTGTTTCAATCTCACAACAGTAATGCTATTTGCCTGAGTATTTAAGGAAGGCGGGGTACTTGAATTTGTTGTTCCACTCCATAAGGTGATAGTTCCATTTGTAGGCCAGGTGATAGTATAACCACCGGTTCCATTCTGGCGAAGAATCAGGATGTATTCATTTTCCTTACCACTGGCAACAGTAGGAAGGGTGAAGGTGAACGTGCAGTTCGCCGTCAGTGTTATATCATGCGCCTTGTAGGCGGTGAAGTCCAGTGTTTGCGCGGTGCTTGAAGAAGCCACCGCATTATAGACGTAAACCCCTGACGCCCCTGAACCGGTGTTCAGAATCTGAATATTAGTGCCGTCCCATTCTGCAATGTACATGACCCCCGCAACAAATTCGCCGCCGGTAAGTGCCGCGCCGTTGACCCTGGCATTTTTTACACCAATACCGTCAACGTTGATTGTTACGGCTGTTGTGTTGGCAGAACCCGCAAGGAAGTAGATAGGTTGACCCACGGTAAGCGAACCAAGCGCAGGCGAACAGGTTAAAGTAAGTGCGTTCGCTGTTCCTCCCACCGTGGCGTATTTATGCGCGTCCGCCCCATTTGTTCCGTTAGTGCCGTTTGACCCATTGGAACCGGCTGCACCGGTCGCGCCGGTCGGACCTTTCAGGCCAGCAACGGCAACATTCCAGGAAGTAATTGTCCCGCTGCCGCCGGTGTCCCCTGAAGCAACAGTCATGATTAGGGTCTTTGTGGCTGAAGTGTAGCTGGTAACCGTGCCGTACATATAATTTGCACTGTTTGACGTATCGGTAACCCGCACGACGTCCCCAGCCTGATAGGGCAGGTCAGTCACATTTACAAAGGTCTTTGTCCCCGTCCCCACAGCCACGGAAGAAACGCTGGTAGTCCGCATCTGCTTCCCAGCATCAGCGATAGCGTCACAAAGGGCGGCCTGCCAGCGCGGCAGGGAAACACCCGTTCCGCTGGTCACTGTGGTTTTATAACCATAGTCCAGGAAGTCCGTTTCGGGGTAGGATATACCGTTGTATGTTGGCATTATGCAATTACCTCTTTAATTTCGTAGGCCGTTCCTGTCCTGTCCAGGGTCGGGTGTTTAATCGGTTGCAGCTTCGTCATGGTGGCCAGGATTGTCCGCCGGTGCAAGTTAGTAGTGTCTTCTGGGTCGTAAACAAAAACCATTTGTCCAGAAATATCCAGCTTGCGCTGCATTTCGTAAACGTTGGCGTAAGCCTCATCTTCCGGTATATTATCAAAGTCGAAGGCGGCTACTCTTTCACCTGGGCGGCGTTCAAAAACGTCACTACTGCCTATCGTCTTTTCCGCCTGGGTGTTTGACTGCCAGCCAAAAGTAACGCCGTAAAGAAAATTGACCGTCGTTTGCCAGCCCTGGGAAGCAAAAAACCTACCAAGCTTAATAAAGCCTGCGCTGTTTGTGGTATCGTCAATCTCGAACCGGATATAGCGGCCTGTAATAGGGGTCGTCGCAACATAAATGAAGGGGAACGACTGCCCCACAGCATCTTCACCATTGATTTTTCCGTCATAAAAAGAGGGGTTACCGTAAGGAATCGAACCGAAGGCGTAAACAACGCGCCATACGTCAAGGAAACCAGTATCTAGGTTAGGGGTCGTAAAGTCCCCCGTCCGGCAAATAACAGGCGCGGCTGACGCAGCACTGGCCACCAGGTTAGGGGAAATATTTATGGATGCCGTTGAACCCGCCGTAATCGTGGCCGTGGTCCCCGCAGTGTATACCGTCGTGTCCCCTGTTACCGTGAAGCAGTCCCCGGTAGTGATTGTCTGGCTGGTAGTCCCTACGTTATGGAACACCAGCGCGGAAGCCGTCGGCGCGGTAAGGGCGTTCACCTGCATGTTACTGAATTTCGCGGTGTCTGTTGCCCGAATGCGAAGTTTTCCACTCCTGGAAATATTGTTCGCATAGAAGCAAAAAAGTTTTAGCGTCCTGGAAACACCCAGGTCCACGTCGCCCTTCGTGCTGGTCAGGGTGGCGTCCGTTGACTTGGAATAGTCAACTTCCAGGGAATCCAGGGCAAGGTTAGAGAGCGGGAAGGAAGCATTCCAGGAACCGTTTGAAAAAGCCACGCCATCGTAGCCAGTAGCCAGGTAGGTACTGTCAACGAAGTTCGGGAATGCTAAAATGCAGTTACTCAAAGGCCTAACCCCATAACGTTAAAACGTTTTTGTTTCCGTCGTAATCTTCTTCCATGTCAATGATTACAAATTTCTTGCCACCATTCCAATCATACGCCGGTAAGTCGATTGTGACAACAGAATTCAGGTCAAGCGTCAATGTGTATCTTGTTTCACACCTGATTTTTATTGTTTCCCGCTGCTTACCCAGGTTTCCGTAAAGGACTTCTACCCTGTCCGCTTCAGTCTGGGCGTCGGTTTCGGAAGTAAAGAGGCTGTAGAAAATCCAGGGAACCGCCAGTAAATACTTCGTCACCACGTCATTATTCACGGCAGATTTTGCATTCCGGTAATCAAGCGCGGCAAAACCCATGCGGGAAAGAGCGGCGGCAGAAATATCCGTGGTGCTTTGCACGGTGTAATTCTTCCGGTAGTTCATCACGCAGTAGGGCGGCGGGATGCCGTCATTTGCATTATTGGAACTTACCCGTTCAACCCCGTTCAGGTTGTCAATAATCATGTATTTATTAAGGGTATAAACCGAAGTTCCCGCAGGCGAAGCCATTTGTGCAAGGCTGAAAGTCCCCGCTCTATTTTGGAAAATACCCGCGCTGCATGTGTTCAGCACTTCGTCAAGGACGTCCCCTACTGTTGCTTCGTCTGGTCCTATCCATATCCCGATTACTGCGGAATTCGCAGAATCCAGGGCTGTTATGCTGCTGGCAGAGAGGTCACCACTGGAAACGCCCGCAGGGTTCAGGATGAACCACTTTGCAATCTGCGCCACGGTGCGGGCGGCTGCGTTCGCCCCTTCGGTAGCGTCTACAGTAATTTGCTTTGTTACTGCCGTCCCCAGGCGGATATATGCCCCGTCAGAACTTGACCCTAGATACCAGTCATAGGTTCCGGCAGTAGTGGCCGCCGCTTGAAGAAGCGCAATGGAGGCGTAACCTGTCCCAGGAGTAACAGCAACGCCCCCATGATAAACGGCGTCGATACTGTTTATTAGCCTATAGCTGATTTCATAGGTCTGTTTTGACGTATTGACCAGCGGCGGGCTGATATTTTCCACCTTCCCTTTCAGTAATGGCTTAGGCCTTCCCTTCAAGTCACCGGCAACACCTTCCACCCCGGCAGGAAGGGAATTACTACCGTCATAGCGGACTGCCTGAACGGGCTTATCAAAAATACTAGCCAGGCGGTCGTTGATATTGAAGGTTATCGTTCTCCAGGAATGTTCTACTGTACCACTCACGCCGCGAAGCAGGGTAGTCAGAGAAGCATAGAGGTCTGTTTGCTTGCCCTTCTTTATGTACGCATCACGGCCAGAAAAATCCCATTTCAGGGTCTTGTCGAATTTCCTGTCCGCATTATTCACGGTCACCGTTCCATTTCCTACGGTAGCCCTGCCATACGTGGCCCCTGGACGGAAAAGGCTGCGGTCTAAGCTGCCCTTCTTCTGAATACGCCCGTAATATTTGGCATTGGCCGGGGTTTCAGAAGCCCCCGTAACATAGCCCTTCCCAGTGCAAACCCGGAATACGCCGGTCCCGCCAATAGTCCAGGCTGCTTGTGTTCCACTTCCTGCGGTGGACGTGATATTCAAAACAAGGGTTTTCGTGGCCGAAGTATAGCTGGTTACCGTGCCGGTCATGGTGTTCGCGCCAGCACTATCCGCATTTGCAGCGGTTACCGTATTGCCTACTTCAAAAACAATGTCTTCCGTCAGCACAAACGTCTTCGTTCCCGTACCTACCGCCAGGCTGGTAGTGCTTAGGGCCTGGACGTAATAGGTGAACTCATAAAACAATATGTCCGCTACATCTGAAGTCATGCTGTACCGTTCTTTTTGTAAGCCATTTTACGGATATTGTCCGCGCTTTCATGTGTTCCGTCCTTGATTTCAGTAAGGACGTCATGCAGGATTTGAGTGCCGGAAACACTGATATTATTGCCCTTACGGATTTCCCCGATAAGTTCACGTACCGCAATCGTTAAATCATCCTGGCCGCCATTATTGCCGGTCAGCATGCGGCGGGTTTCGTGAGCATTTGACACGTAGCGCGGCTTTTTATCCCATATCATTTCTGGGCCATTTTCACCGGCGATATACGGCGCAAGTGAAGGACTGTGTCCGCCCACTGCAAATTTTACAGGTGTCCCGCCTGCGGCCTGTACAAGCTGGTTGAATTCTGCGGCTGCCGTAGGGTTAGCCTTCGCGTAAGCATTCCAACCGCCAGAACCGAAAGTTCCGGTGTAGCCTGCCAGAGTGGCAAACGTCCAGTGTTGCCTGTAGCTTACTCCTGCCCCTGTCATAGCATTAAGGTCTACCGCCGCTCCAGCATTGCGTGAAGCAAGTGCAGTATCGGTAAGCGAAGCGGCACTAACCCCAACGCCACCACCGGCGGAAGTCGCAGGCTGTGCGCTGGTAGAGTTCTGGACAGCTTCCTTCACTTGGGACAGGAGGTCTACTTGTTGCTGAAGTAGGGTAATCTGCTGGTTAGCCGCTGTCAGTTGCTGGTCAGCAATATCCGCCTGCCTGTTCGCAAGGTCCCTGGTGCGCCCCAGGACGTCCTGAACCCTGTCGAAGTCGGCTACATACCCAGCGAACATGCCGTTGTAATCTTTTGAGGCAGAAAGAAGCTGCTTTGAAACGTCCGGCAGTTTGGCCAGCGCATCCTGGTCACCAAGCAAGGCGGCCTGTGAAACAGTGTTGAACTGGTCCTTCGCTATGCCGTAGCGATCTTCTGGAGAGTAAGGAGAAAGTGAACTGTCCGTAAGCAGGGAATCCTTCGCCGCCCCCAGCGTAGTTGCAAGCTGGCGGAAGCTATCGCGGGTCTGCTGCGCTGCTTTGGCCAGGTCAGTTTGTGCGCTAATCTGGTCATTAAGGTTTTGCGTCTGAAGGTCAAACAGTTTCACCTGGTCAGCAATAATTTGACCCGCTGAACGGACAATAGTGTTGTCGTTCGCTATGATAGTAGCCTGCTGATTCGCTGCATCCTTCAGAATTTTTGCAAGGTCCAGGTTATAAAGCTGGGCTACCAGTGCCAGGTCACCGCCTGAAGCAATTGCGTCCGAACGAATCGTAGCGAACTGCGCGTCTAATTGAGCAATAGCGTAGGCCGTCGGGTCAGTGATTTGCTGAATTTGTGACTTGATAGACTGGTTGAAGTTTACCCCCACCTGCGCGGTAGCAACTTTTTCAGCCTGGTTCACTGTATCCAGGCTATAGCCCAGCACTTTAGCTGCTTCGCGTAAATCGTCGAAGGTCGTATGAAGGTCTTTAAGCTGCTGCTGCAATGGAGAAAGTGCCGCCGCAGGGCTTAACACCGCATCAAAGAAGGCCTTCGTGGCGTTAGTTTCGTAGGTCTTATATTTGTCAATGCTGAGGCCTAACCGGTTTGTTTTTTCTTCGCCGTCGGCAAAGGTTGCCATGAGAGATTTAGCCGCAGTTTCAAACTGGCCTACCACTTTAGGGGCTTTCTCCATGCTATCGAAGTTCACCGCAAAATTAAGGTCCGCAAGAACGTCTTCAGCTTTCCTTCCGTCGGTCTTGATATTATCAAGGGCAGTCGTCAGGCTCTTGTTCGCAATGTTAGCCCCTTTCGCAAGCTCAATACCCACCTGCGCGATAGCCAGGGAAACCGAATCTGTGTTAGACGGGTCGAAAGAAAACGACTTCGCAACGTCAGTTTGTAACCCTGAAGGTCCCAGCACTTGGTACTTGTTCCCCCGGACACTGTTGACGTCACCATAAACGGCCTTCTGGGAAAGATTTATTCCCATGTCCGTAAAGCTCTTCAGCATCGTACTTAACCCGGTGGCCAAACTCTTAGCCGTGTCAATACTGCCCCTATCCTGGCCATAGGTCAGGTCGGTCAGTGTTCCGTCACCGCCTACATTCCCCTGGAATGCGCTGGCGTGTGTTTGTGGGTGACTTGGCCCCAGGCTTCCGGCAATCGCACCAATGACGCCACCTACAACAGCACCCCACGGACCGGCAATAGCTGCCCCTGCCATTGCGCCCTTTGCGCCGCCCATAAGCGGCCCATCCTTATGGCCACTCATAGAATCGCTGATTATGCTGTAGGCGGCAAGCGCAGCCCCAGCAATCGGTAACGCACTGCCCGCGAAGGACGACGCACCAGAAGCGGCGGAAGAACCTAACGCGCCAGCACCTGCGCCGAAGCTTTGGCCGCCTGCTGCGGCGAACTCTCCAGTAAGGCCTGAACCTACGCCGGAAATTCCTGAAGCACCTGCCCCGCCGAATGAACCAACAGAACCAAGTGACCCGAAGCCTTCAATCCCTGCGCCGAAGCTGGTAGCCCCGGTACTTGCCGCGCCACTGCCGAATAGCCCGCCAAGGCCTGACGCCGTGCCGGAAGCAGAAGCCGTGCTGCTACCAAACAGGGAGCTTAACATGCTTGTTCCACCACCACCGGAAAAGGAATTGTACATTCCATAGGCCGTTTTAGCCTGGCCCAGTAATCCGAAGATATTAGCTGCGCCGCTGTTTTGCTGAACCCCTAAGCTACTCCCTACCTGATTCCCTACTTCCTGCCCCTGCATCATGTTTGCGGCACTCTGCATCAACGGCGCGATAAATTGGCTGGTTATCTGGGCGGCCAGGGCATTAGAAAGGGTCTTGATTAAGGTTTCCTTAATTGTGTCCACGAAGGCTTTAATCGGGTCTTTGCCCTTGCCGAAGCCGTCCTTGATTCCCTGTTCAATACTATCCGCCAGGCCGCGCTGAATATCTTCTGACGCTTGAATGAATGGTTTAGCTTTCGCTTCAATCAGTTTCTTATACTGGGCGTCGAATTCTGCAAGGGCTTTTGTGGCCTTTACGCTGGTTACTTCAGTGTCTTTATAGTCCTGAATCCCCGTTTCCAGTTTATCAATATAGTCCTGGAATGCTGGAGAAGCCTGCTTATAGGCGTCGGTCATTTTGAACTGTTCAATACGTGCAGCGGCTAGCTGTCCCGCGCCGTCTTTTCCAAGCAGCCCCATCTGAGAAAGCAGGTCACTGTATTGCGCCTGTGTCTTCATGCCGGATTTTTCAGCGTCTTCTGTACCCTTCAATTTGTCGTTCAGTTCAGCCGTGGCTATGATAGTCTGGACGGTTTTATTATAGCGGTCGGTCCCAGGGACTAAGCCAAGAGAAACAGCTTTCGTTTCAGCGTTAATCTGGTTAATCATATTGTTGTATACCTCCACGCCCTGCTTCTTTGCTTCAAGCAGCTTTTGCGTATTGGTATAGTCGGCGTTGATAGCGTCGATATTCTTCTGGAGTGTGGCCGCCCGGTTCATTTCTGACTTAGTGGCCTCCTGCACATGCGTAGTATGCGTAGCAGTTGCTACGTCAAGATTTTGCTGCACTGTAAGCCCTGTCTTCATAATAGAAAACAGGTCAGCTTCCGTACCCTTAAATTCTTTCAGCTTTGCGTCAGCATCAGCAATTTTGTCCCCGTAGCCTCCAGCATCGAAGAAGCCGTTCTGCTTGGCAACGTCGTTCGTAAGGTCTATCTCCCCCGCCCGAAGTTTCGGGGTAGGCCGGTTCTTCAGTTCTTGCTGTTGAAGGGCATTCTGCTGTTGATACAGGACTTTCAGGTTCTTCAAACGCTCTTCAGTATCCTTAATTAATAACTGGGTACTTTTGATTTGTTCAAACTGTTCGTTACGCAGGGCGGCAGTGCCGTTTTCCCGGCCTTCTTTAAGCTGCTTCTCAATATCCACCGCACGGGCAACTACCCCGATATGGGCTTCCTGAATCTTTTGCAGTTCGCTAGTCTGGGAAGTGTAATACACGGCGGCGGCTGCCAGGGCTGCCAGGGCTGCCACCAGTAGGGTAGCCGGTCCAAGCAACGCCGCGATTCCGGCCAGAACAGAACCCGCCAGTATAATCCCTAAGCCTGTCATTGCGGCGGCAACAATATCCGCATTCTTGCCAAGCCATCCCAGGGCGGCACTTAGCCCGTTAATTGTCCCTGTGGCAGTAGTGATTTGAGCGAAAGCCTTTGACATTTCAGTATTGAAAGACGTAAGCGAACGCGCCAGGGAAGGGGGAAGTGAAGCAAATTGTGCGTCCACGTCCTTCAAGCCCTTAGTAATGGCATTGAATAAATCCTGTGAACTAAACTGTCCCTTCTTTATCAGTTCTCTAATTTCCACCAGCGGCTTACCCAGGCCGTCAGAAATTACCTTCCCGATAGCTGGGAAGTCAAGCAGTAGCCTATTGAACTGCTGCGCCCGAACAGTTCCTTGTTCCAGGGCATGGGAAAGCTCTAAGATAGTGCTGTTTAAATGGCCCGCATCCAGTTTATTGATAGCTGCCAGCTTGTCAAAGCTTCCGATAAAAGTAACAAGCTGCGCGTTATTCACCCCTAAAGAATGTGTCACAAGTGAAAGCTGCTGGAACAGGCGAATATTGCCTTCCAGAACAGTCCCTGTTTTTACGGAAGCATCAAACAGGCCTTTGCTCACGGCCAGGTAATCCCCGGTAGTGGCAGTAATGATTTTTATTTTGGCCTGAAGCTGTGTGTATTCGTCAGCCTGTTCAAGAATATGTTTAGCCCCGAACACTAAGCCAAGGCCTCCCATAATGGAAGTCAGTGCCGCCGCGCCCTGGCCTACGTCAGCCATTGATTTTTTCACCCCGTCAAGACTTCCACCGAAGACTTTAGCAGTACGAGCGTTAACCTGGTGGGTGTTTTCTAGCTGGGCTAAAGAAGCGGTGTACTGGGCGGCGTTAATCTGGCCAGATTTATAGGCCTCTTTCAGAACACCCTGCGCCTGTGACACGGTCGCGGTGTCTTTCGCTAGGTTATTCAATTTTGAAGAGGCTTGAAGGTAGGCGTCAGTTGCTGCCCGAACGGAAGCAGAAGAAGCCCCGATTCCCTGGCCGAAACGTGTAAAAGCATCGTTAGCGGTGTTGAACCTTGCGGCGGCCTGCTGGGCGGCACTGCCTGCTTTATCCATCTGCGCGGAAAAATCGGTAAGGGTTCGGTTGTTGAAACCCCCCATTACGCGCTGGGTTGCCTGCTGGAGAGAAGAAAAGGTGCTGTTCAGGCCTGAAGACGTCTTGTTAAGATTATCCGCCGCCTTATCCGCCTGAACAGCGGATTTTGTCATCTTGTCAAGGTCAACGGCTGCTTTGTCAGCATCTGACTTAATAACAATGCCTAATTCAGCTAAATCCGTCATACCTTGGCTTCCCGCATCGTTTTTAACCACAGGTTATCAAGCCGCCGGATTATATCCAGGTCGTAACGGCTAAACCTCACATTCATAAGAATACAATAACTATTTATTGTATTCCAGCTTAAACTTGCGGGGCCATTGACTCCCTGTTCCCTACCGGTTGCTAAATCATGAAAAACTTCCCATATATCAATCATACCGTCAGGAAAAGCAGGAGCATTTTTTAAAGCGGCTGGAGTTTCGCCCGTTTGCCTTTCGGCATTTTGCCAATGCTCCAGCGCACTATAACCGTCTTTCCCCCGAAGCGTTGAACTGAAGTAGAATTCAGCAAACGCTTCAAGGGAAGCGGCTAGCTCTTCAAAAAATTTGCACGATTATCCACGAAAGCCTGGGCTTGTTCGCGGATAGGAGGCAATTTAGTCAGGAGCTTACGAACTTCAGCAACATTGCATTCTGGCTTCTGGCCGCCTATAAAGACGTTCCAGGAGATAGCAGCTTGCGCCAGTAATTCGATTTCTTCGTTCAAGGATTCTTCCGCAGTTCCAATAAGACGACGTGTACGGTTAGCTTTTTCAAACTTCGCGTTCGTAATTTTATTTACTGTCTTCTGATAAGTAATGGAATCTTTACCCCGGAAGATGATAAATTGTTCATTACCGGCGTCGTCAGTAAGAACTTCATTGCTGATAGGGTCACGAAGTACGAGCTTCGCGCCCTGTTCAGCGGTTTCAGAAAAGTCTAGTGCAGATAGGTCAGCCATGTTAATACCTTATGAAAGTTAATATTAAGAAAGATTTGAACGCTGGAATACAATGCTAGAAGCGTCCAGGTTCGTTGCTGACGGAGCAAGCGCAGTGAATGCCATAGTAATAGGCAAGCCCTGTGGGTCCGCGTCGGCAATGTCACCACTGCTATATTTCAAGCGTGGAATATAGATGTGCATGAAGTCCGTGCCGTTCGGGTCGTCAAGGCGCACTTCCAGGGTAGATTCTGTTTCGTTCACGAACTTGTTAAACATGGTCGCGTCTTGGAAAAGAACCGTAAGCTGGCCGGTGATTTGCGCCCGGTTGCCCCATAACTGGTCAGGGACAAGATTAGAACCTACAACAGGCTTACCGCCTAGGTTGTTGTTCACGTTCAAGGTCAAACCGGTCACTGTTGCAAGGGAAATTCCGTTTTCACGCAATACACCAGAAACAGCGGCTAGCGGGGAGTGAGTAGAAACAACGTCGTAGGCACTATCAATAGAAGAACTGGCCAGTGCCGCCATGTCCTGGCCCATGATGCCGAAAGTAGCACGGGTCAAGCCAGTAGGTGGAAGATTCAGCGCAAGCGTATTGATACGGCAGCCTTTAAACACCTGATACTGGACAATGTCCGTATAGGCGCGTTCCATCGTGAAGGAACGGTAAGTGTTGCCGATTGTCAGCTTCTTACCTTGAACGGCAACGCTGAACGTGCTGTCTGGTGAAGCATCAGTAACCACAGTTTCCGCTACAGTCATGACTGTTGCAGTAAGCGCGGTAATGGTGAAGTTCTTAGCATTGTTCGCAGTAGCCGCCAGGTTAGTAAACTGAACAACGTCGCCCACTTTAAAGCCTTTCGTAATGAAAGAACCGCCTGCAACGGTGAACGCCTTTGAACCACCATTAGACGTAATGCTGGTAAAATCAGTGTTTGAACCAGTTGCGCCGGTTGTCCAGGTTCCGCCCATTAAGGCCTGAAGGAAGTCGTCGTAAGATTGAACCGAAAGTTCGCCTTCAATGTCCCCGGTAACGTGACGCGTACCGTGGCGCATATCAGCCGTCATGCGGTCAGAACGAATTTCTTCAGATTCGTAAGAATCTTTTTTGAGGTTAAGGGAATTCTGGACACGACGAACGCGCTTCAAAACTGGCGAAGGCGGCGTAGTGCCGTAAGTTTCTTCTAGGACATAGCCTAAGTCTGAAAGACTTCCTACTGCAATAGACATGTTGTAAGCTCCTTATAAAGTTAAATATGACAAAACCACGGTATCCAAACGGGTAAGCTATAATCGTCGTCGGTCTGGGTCGCTACCGCTGGGTAGGGACTTTCACCGATTCGGACAGTGGCCGTTCCTGCTGTGAATGCTGTACCACGCGCAAAATACGCCATTATCGCCGCCGCCTGGGCCTCGGCATTGCCTGGCCCACCTTCTGCACTATTGCAGGCAGGAATAATAACCATTACATTAAACAAACCGTGGTATTTTGTAAAGCCTGCATTTCCAGCGTAATTTACCGGCTGGGCTGGAAGAATCCGCGCCTGTAAATATTTCCCGTCGGCGGGCTTGGTAAAAGCAACGTTTTCATAGGCCACCGGCCACGCACCAACCGCCGCAGCTAGTGCGGTTTCCAAGGCGGCGCGAATATCCGATAGCGTGTTACTCATTTAACTTTTTCCTGCTACTGCGTTATTAACTACCTGCGGAAATTCTTGAAGGGTCAACGCCACCATGCCACTAGGGGCTTGCTTGCTATGCCCGTTCTCTAACGGTAAAATATACGGTAAATTGTTCGCAAGGTAAAGGTTTTTGCTTTGAAGCGTGAAAGTATCCACTATCTTAGCGATTTCCAGGGTTGTGTGGGTTGCTTCCGGGTCAACATTCCCAGTATTAGGCTTCGGTCCCACGAAAGTTCCCACCGAAGCAAGCCAGTTAGCCCTGGCCGCGCCGGTATCCACGGGGGTCTTGAAAACTACGCGAGTAAAAATGTCATAGGCAATCTTTTTTATTACCACTTCGGCGTTGCCTTTGGCTTTCTCTACGAACTTTTCAATATTAAGGCTGAATTGTCCCATTATTTCCTTACGTGCAATTCATAAAGCAGGACTGTCCCGCCTGGGTTAAGCACTACCGGCGCAGAAACTACCACGAAAGTTTCCCCCGCAATCGTCACCGTGTCGGTGGTCCCTGGGGCCGAAGCCAAGGACGTCCCGGCAATTAAAACCTTCCTATCCCCATCCTTTATCAGGCTGCCGGGGTTGTTCGTCAGGGACTTGTTATAGTCCAGAAGAACCGCCTTGACGGAAGTATTTACTGGCGTGTTCGTCACCTTGCCGGTGGCCGTGTTATACGCCCCTGCTGTGGTTTGGGTGTAGGTTGCTGCCTGCCCGAAGTTTGCTATCAGGTTCTTTGCAGTCGTGGCAAGTGCAGCATAGTTGAACGTCATGCTATGACCTCACAAGGGTAACGTCACCCTGGACAGTGCTGCCAAGGCTACGCAGTAATTCACTCACGTAATTGTAGCGTTTTGTGCTGGGGGCAAAAGAGCGATATTTTATTTCAATCGGACCCACCTTTTCGCTTTCTGTGAAGCTGGAGCGGTCAACGTCCGGCATGAGGTCTTCACTAAGGGCGCGAACAGCCAGTTCAGCGCATGCGTTCTTCACGGCGGGCGGAACGATGCCTGTAAGCAATGTCCCACGTTCATTATAGACGTTCACCCGTGGCCATGCCAAAGCCTGCGCGTCCGTGGCGATAGTCCCACGGAACTTATAGTTCGCATCCAGGTAGGCCGTGGCTACGCGAATAGCCGAATCCTTGTTAGTGCTGCTTGCTGCCGTCCATGCGGCAGCAAATGCGCTAGTAGGCCGGTTTCCCCAGTATACAGTGACGTCCGCCTGGCTTATGTAGGCGTCAGCGTTTGCTAGGCCTGTTCCATCTTCTACAACTAAAGTCATTTTTCTACCTTCGTCCTTTTACGGGGCTTTGTTATTCCATTCATAGCATCCTGTTCCCGAAGCCACACGTCAGCATATTCCACATCTTGGCAACCTGGGAACCAGGGACCGCCACGGGTAAAGTGGATATTGTGAATCGGAAAATCATTTTCCTGGTAGCCTTCCAGCCAGTTCCACCCACGGTCAAGTTCACCTATGAGGTCGTCGGGTAGCCAGTTGAAGCAATGCAGGTAACGCCCTGTCATGGTGTTGATTCTATCCAGGGTCAAGGCTGCGTTCGCAGGATGCCGGGCATTCCATACGCAGAAGCTTGACCAGTTCTTGCGGGGGTAATTAGTTTGCACCTGCCCTTCCATCTTGGCCGAACCTTCAACCACGACATGGTTATGCTTAACGCAAAACAGGGCTTTTTGTGCAGTGATTCCGTCCCAAACCTTGGCAATATCGTCCATTACCAGCATGTCACTATCCATAAACAGCGGGAACTGGGTTTTCGCAATCTTCGGGACCAGGAAGCGCGTAATGGCGAATTCGGTTGACATAGGTGCGCCGCTTATGTCGTCGAACATGACGCCGTCACGGATTGAGGTGGGCCGGTTATAGAGTTCGTGGCCTATCATTTCGGACATGATTACAGGCTTGACTTCCACCGGGCAGGAAGCCCGCTTGCGAATGGAATATTCACAAACCTTATAGGCCTCTTCCTCTTTAGGGTCGAACCCTATAAAAATTTCTCTAAAGTCCGTCATTGTCCCTAATTATCCTCCACGCCGTCCCGTTTTCAAATTCTTCAAGCGTGAACTGGCAATATGCCAAGCTATGCGCCCATTTCGTACGGTCAGGCATTAATGGCCGTTCTATGTCCTTCAGGTCTAAATTCCCCACCGGTGCGGCGGCACATTCAGCATCACAGAACACAGGATAGCCTTCTAGCAATGCGTCCACTGCGGCGTTACTGCTATGGGTAACAAGGGCGTGGACATTATTGCCGTTCAAATAATCCTGCAAATTCGGCTCTTTAACCTTGGGCCTTATGTATATTTTACGCTGTGTGAGCGTAGAAAGCAAATGTTTCGTGTCCTCCTCCCACTGGTTGAGGTCAAGGCCTTTGTAACGCCCGTAATTCCCCCCAGGTTTGGCCAGTACCACATTGCGCCCGCCTACGTGGTAAGGCTTAAGGGTCAACCCCAAAGAAAGGAATCTGTCAGCAGGCCGGTCCAGTATTTTATTCTGGACAAGGGCGTTTTTCGTCACCCTGTAGTAGCCTTGCCACTTGCCCCGCGCTCCCAGGAAATAGCCGTTGTCTATCTGGTAAAAATCTACTCCCCGTTCAGCGCACTTCTTCATAATTTCGGCAGAAGCCCAGATTTGTCCCCATACTACCACGCAACCTTCCCCCCTATGCGGAAGCTGGTTTGTATCGTAAAGAAGCTGCCCGCCGCTGCCCTTCATAAGGCTTCCTACTATGCGTTCGGTCTTCTCTAAGCGTTCGGGGAGTGCGTACCCATAAATCTTTTCTGCCATAATTACAGCCTTGAAATATCGTCCTCATCCACCCGGAAACCATACTGGATTTCGATAAAATAGGCGGGTAATGGGGCCTGGTTTATAAATCTGTGCCATACCTTCGGCTTTATCTTCACACGGCTAAACCGTTTCATCTTTTGGAAACTATCCATGTAAAACATAGTTCCTTTCCAGCAATACAGGCAGAACCACAGTTCCGTCCGGCTAAAATGCCGCTGCAAAGACAATGCCCCACCTGGGTCAAACTTCAGCACCTTCACCACAAGGAACCTGGTTTTTATCAAGAAATAATACCAGCCCCAGGCGCGGAAAACCTGCCTATTTTTCAGCCCAGTTAGAAAGAAGAGTGCTACTTGCTTGTAATTTTCCGCCACCGATACCAAACAGCGGAATAATACCAAGGTTGCGGCATGTAGCCAGTTCAGGCGTATTTTCACTTTCACGGTCGCCCCCATTAGCGAAATAATCAGGTGTATAAGTCGCTAGGGTAAAACAAACCGTCCCGTCATAGTCGTTCGCGGTAATCACTTTGTCCACATAGCGGATAGATTCCAGTATGGTCTTTCTGGTGGCGAAGTCCATAAAAGGCTTACCCTTTTTCTTCGTCAGCCATTCATCAGTATTCAAGATAACGGTAACCTTCCCGTAGGAGCTTGCCGCCTTCAGAAGGGCTATGTGTCCAGCATGAATAGGGTCGAATCCCCCACTTACAGCTACAATTTTGTTCATTTTCTCTTCCTTTTCGGCCATATCATTATGAAGTCACCGCCTAAATCCTTGGCCCGGACCATCCCCAGGCTTTCCAGGTAGGCTATAGCGTTCTGCTTGCCCTCTCCTTCAAAATTCTTCGTGTCATTACCCTTATTTTCGCAAATAATGACCGGCTTGCAGCGCAATATCGTAGGGGTTGCCCCTTCCAGGACGTTCAATTCAAACCCTTCCACGTCCACCTTGATAAAATCCACTTCGGCAAGCTGCGAGGTGTAACTTTCCAGGGTTGTCATGGGGACTTGACTGCCTGGCCCCATTTTTATATGGGTGTTGCCCGTGTTGCCTGCCGTATAAATCAAGTCCACCATGCCCGAACCCGCGCCCAGGGCTACTTCGTGCAGCACAACGTTCTTTGCACCCGCGATATTGCGCCGGAACAGTTCAGCATGCAGGGCATGGGGTTCAAAGGCTATCACCTGCTCAAAATTCCGGCGTAAACTCATAGTCCAGAAGCCCACATGCGCCCCAATGTCCAGGGCAACCCGCCTTTTGTGGACATACCGCATGCTTGCAACGAATTTCTTGTGTTGATATGTTCCGCGCCCGTGGACTTCAGGGTTTTTGTCCATCATGGCCGGGAAGTGGGTATCTGTGGCAGGAAGCCACACCCCTTTATAAATTTTGCCAATATCTTTCTGGACGGTCAATTTTTAAATCCTTCTGGTGAGATTTTCCCTGTTCTTTTCGTGTAGGCCCCTTTAAATGGTCCATCCACTTCCCCAGGACGTGAATAAAGGGGTGCTTAAATTTCGCATACTCCCCAGAGAGATTAGTTACTGGAAGATTCCGTTCTTTCTCTATGACCTGCCACCATACCCAGGAATCATGCGTCTGTTCCAGGTTCTGAACGCTGCCGCTGACGTAATATTTCAGCATGGCCGTAATCAAGTCCAGGAAGGCCGGGTGGTGTGTGTCAAACAGCAAGAAACCGCATTCGGGATAGTTGCCTTCACGTTCCAGCCAGGCCACCACGTCGCCTTCATTCAGCAACGCCTTCATTTCTTTGCTGCTGACGGGTGCATGGGTCACGGTGTCCGCATCTAACCATAGCAGGTAACGATTCTTGTTATGCTTCAGTGCGGCTTCTGCCACCACGAAGACTTTATAGGCGAACCTGATAGCGTCCCAGTGCATGGTGTAGCCACCGTGGATTTTCCCGTTCATGTTCGGGGTATGCCTGAATGCGCCTATGAAATTGTGCAGTAGAGGAATGGCCGTAAGCGGAAGGGTTTTTACACCCCTCCGCCCGCCACCTTCAAAGAAGGTATTAACGGCTGTGTACACTGGACTATCTGCATTATCCAGGTACAAGATTAAGTTTACGTCATTTTCCCAGTGCTTGGCAAACGTTTCTATGAACTTGCGCCCATAAAGGTCATAATGCTTGTCTGCAAAGGTGGAAACGACGGTCAACATACTTAAACGTTCCCTGTTGCTGGGTTACTCCATACTTTTGAACTGCCTTGACCGCCACTTTTCGCAGGGTAAGCCTTCGCGGGAAGAGTAGGAACAGTACCTTTGCCCGTTGTAGGGACTGCGGTAGTTGTCGGGTAACAGGGTGCGCCCATGTTATAGGCTGTGTGCATATTACTTGCCATTTTCCACTTCTCCTTCTGGTGCTACAGGGTCAGTACCTTCTTCCGCAGGAATTACTGCTTCAGGGGCGGCTTCGCCTTCAGTTGGTGTTTCTGCTTCCACAGGCGCGTCTACTTCAGCCGGGGCTGGAGTTTCTACGGGTGCTTCCACAGGTGTTTCTGTTTCAGGAACTACTTTTTCTTCTGGCATGGTGTTTTCCTCAGTGCTGGTTGTTTGTACTGGAACGCCTTGGAGGGCGGCCAGTAAGAATTTAGCAGCTAGTCCGTCTTCAATTTCTTGCAGGGTATACTGTGCATAGGCCAAGCGGGAAAAGAATTTTTCATAGGCTGCCTTTGTAGGATACACGATATTGTCGGTTAGTGTAGAAGAAATTTCTGAATAGAAGCAGCCACCAGAAACAAGCACTGGGTAACCCTGTGTAAGGGCTTCAATGCCTGAAGTGCTGTTGTATGTGGCAACAAAGAAACAGCCTTCCACCGCGTCTTTGAGTTCGTCATGTTCAGAAACTGCGTCTACTCCTGGGACCCCGTATTTCTGGCCAGGGTGTGGACGCCAGGCAATTTTATTGTCTGGGTAAACTTCCCTAAGCTGCTTCACAATGCCTGTGTAGAGTTCGATAAGCTCTTGCTCATCCAGACCGTGCGCTGCATCCTTCGCCATCTGTCCACAAATTAGGATATGTCCCTTCTTCACGCTCTTGGACTTCTGATATGGAATATCCAGTTCCTTGAAGCGGTCAGGCGGGCAGGCAAATTCAGGAATCCAGCCTAGTGTATTGAATCCGGTCTGGTAGTAGGTTTTACCCTTTCTCACATAGCCGTAATCTGACACTAGGACAGGAACACCTTTTTCCAGGTAGGCTTGCTGGATAACTCGGTAGTGCTTACGAAGGCCGTTGACCACGACGAAAGTAAAGTCTTCTGTATCGGTAGCCGTAAACACGTCATGTCTACGCCACCGCACGTCTACGCCTTCTTTTGCGAGGCCTTCAGCAAAGGGGACTAAAACCCCCTCGCCTTCCATTCCATAAACACCAGCCTTGATAACCATAATAAACCCCTTTAGAAATTAACGTGAACGGATAATAACACCGGCCAAGTCTTTGACAGAAGCCATTGAAGAATCCCAGTTTGAAGGAGTTCCGATAGCGGAATTCGTCGGATTTGCGCCGCCGTTTTGAATATCCCACTTGAAGCCTTCAATACCCAGGTTGTAAGCATATTCGCCCTGTAAGATAACTTCGATGTTTTCGTTACCAAGGTTCAATTGCGAAGCAACCACAGTGTCTTCTGACTGCGTAATGATACCAGCACCAGCTACTAGGCCAAGTGTCAAGTATTCAGCAACGCCAGGTGAAGCACCGTTGTCCGTTACCAGCGCAGGCGAATCCGTGATAATAACAGGGCGGTTCATCGTGACAGGTGAAGCCGTCGCAACGTTGAAGTTCGATACACCAGGAATATTTGCTGTAATTTGGTTCTGCACCAGGTCAAAATAGGCCTTACTGTGCATAATCCAGCATGCAATTTCACCAGCATTGTCACCGAAATTAGACAGTCCAGTAATCAAGCCCGCTGTGTTCAGTGTTCCAGAAGTAGGAATCTGATACTTAAGGGCAGTTTGACCATTGATAGCTGCACAAAGTCCGATAAGGGCAGTGTTCAAGTAATCAACCTGGACAGCCTTGGCAAACTGGCCACCAAGCAAGAAAGAAAGTGTCTGGTCGTCGTCACCGGCTTGGCCAATCTTACGGAAAGAATCAAGCGTGTTGCTTACTGGTCCGATTTTACGGTTCAGCTTGACGCTGGCCAGTTCGTCCTGCGTCAATGCCAGTTTAGTAGCTGAAGACGTTGAAGTAGGGTCGCGGCGTGTTACTGCACCAGATACCAGCTTGAAGAAGCTTGTCTGTTCGTATTGACCACGGATATTACGCGGTTTAATTTGCAGGGTGTTGTTTGAAGCAGCATTGAAGGCATCACTTACCTGGGTAAGTTTCTCCACCATGCCGCCGTTAAATTGTTCTTGATAGATTTTAAAATCTGACTGTGTTCCTACGCTCATTTAAGGCTCCATTTATGCGGGAAGTTTGTAAAATTCTGAGTTCCCATGCTTGCTGATATAGTCGGATTTCTCCTTCGCTGTCATTTTTGCACGGCTCAGGTTAGGGTTGTGATTTCCGCCGCCTTGTCCATCGGACCGGCTGCCGCTGCCACTTGCTCCTGTTCCCTGAAACGCGCAGCCGAAAGTTTCGGAAGCCTTCATTTCAGTAACCAGGTCTTTGATAGTCAGGTAGTTACCCTGTCCGTCTACTTTGGGCGTCCCTTTAGCGTCGATAATCCGAACCACGAATTCCCCTTCTTCTTCCACTACAACCGTCGAGGCCTTAATGTGAGGTAAAAGAATCGTTGTATTTCCTTTCAAGTCCGCAAGCTGGCGTACTGCTTCGGCTTCAATCAGGGTTTTTTCGAGAGTGCTTTTAAGAGATTTATTTTTCTTTTCAAAGTCTTCAAGCTCTAGCTTATGCTTTGAAACGATTTGCTCTTTCATCTTCTCAAAATCGCCCTTCTTTTCAGCATCGGCCTGTTGCCTTGCTTCAAAATCGGCCATGATTTCGGCTATCTCTTCCGGGGATTTACCCAGTTTCTCAAAGCCCTTCACCATGTCCTTGTATTTCTTTGCGTCACCTTTTTCCCGTTCGTAGGCCTGCTTTAGGCCAGAAGTATCCAGTTTCTTTTTGAGGCTATCAGAGAGTAAAAACTTTCCGTCTTTCTCTGTGTAGAGCGTCTTAAGTTCTTCGGGTACGGCGTCGAGGTTTTCTAGTTCAGCTTGAAATTCAAAAGTCATGTTAAAACACCTTGTTATGAAGCCTTCCGCTTCGTTGAATACTTATGCCTTCCGCATAAAGGAAATTTTATGTCCTGCATTCCGCAGCACACTAGAATTTTTATATTAACTTGATTTATCGCTTGACACAAGAGATTTGTTTAACGCGCCAGGGCTTCCAATTCTTTAAGCGTACGTGTGGCTTTTCCGTTACTCTCTACCAGGTCGGTCAGGCTTATCTTCCCCTTACGCCATAGGTCAGCGCGGCCTGGTCCTAGCAGTTCGTCCTGGAAGGCCTGGTCTTTGGTAGCCAGCCACTCCGCGAAGGTAATGTCCTGGGCTACCTGGCCGTCCATACTGGCGCGGGTGGACGGTGGGACTTCTGCTTCGTCAATCCCTAAATCCTGCCAGGTGGAAACAACCGGGACAAGGGTGCTTCTGCAATTCCAGTGCCTGGGCGGGCCGCCGTTGAAGGGCAGGGAACCCCCGATAGGCTCGTAGTCGGGAAGTGTCCAGGACATTCCAGAATAGGCTATGCAAATGTCGGACGTGCGGGAATCCAGGGTGGATATTTGCATAACGCCCTTGAACAGGCTGCTTTCCTGCTTCGCGGCGTCGGTCAGTGTTTCCAGGCGGGTCTTATTGGCCACCGTCAGCACTGAAGAGCGAACCAGGGCTTTTGCGTCCTTGGCCGAAGCTTCAATAATCCCGTCCTTGTACTGGTTCGCCGCCGTTCCGCGTATGTCGGCCACAAGCTGGGCGTTTGTTCTGCCCTCAATCATGCCCTGCCGCAGGGTATCTTCAAACCGCTGGCGTGTGGCCGTTGCCTGCCGCTCCCACCAGGTCGCAGTCGGCGCACCGGACACAGGGACATTCTTGACAATGCCTTCCAGCCGCGCAGGACTGGGGACTTCGGTAAGGATTTCTATGCCTATGGCGTTGTTGACTGTGTTGTTGATAAAGGCCGCCTCAATGCGGGCTATGTCGCTTAGGAATACGGTATTGCTTCTGGAAATATCGGAATATGCGCTGGAGATTGTGGCCTTCGTGAACTGAAGCAATTGCTGGACACGCTTTTGTTCAAACGGTGTCAGGTTTCCCTTGCCCTCAATGCCGGACAGTAGAAGCCGATTAACCAGCTTAGTTTCAAGCTCCTTCAGGCTCTTCACAATTTCATTGCGATAGAACCCCATGCCCGTTTGCAGGAGATTTACGGCATAGGTGCGGATTTTATCCGCGATTGTTTCGTTACTGCTGGTTACCATTTCCGCCTACCACTGTGTCCGGGTTTCCTCCGCCTGCTGTGGTATCCTGGCCGCCGGTCAGGGTGTCATTGCCTCCCATAGCGTCGAACTTCGCCAGGTTTGCGGTTTGCTCTTCGTCAAGTAGGTCAAGGGTTTCCTGCACGTCGAAGTCTTCGTTCAGAACGCCCTTAATCTTCAATTCTTCCAGGTAAACACCACGCGGCAAGTCGCCGTTCTTGCGGGCTGCTGTGATGGTGTCAATGTCATGCGTGTCTTTGGTGGACAGGCCGAAGTCAGGGTCTAGCTCAACGCTGCCCGCTGTTTTCGGGTCTTTCCCTACCCATTGGTACATGTACATGAAGGCCGTTTCAATGCCGTCTTTCAGGTTATTGGCCCAGGTGTGAAGCGGTGCTACTCCTTCGGAAGTATCAATCAGCTTTTCCGTGGCCGTTGTCTGTTTTGCACTGCCGCCCTGCTCAAATTGCAGGCCAAACAGCCGCATCTGGTCTTCTAGTTGCTTGATTTCGTCCTGTCCTGCTGCCAGGTGCGCCCCACCTGATTCCACGTAGTAGAACTTGCCTGCTGGGTCCTGGGTGGTCAGCACTTTGTTAGGGCCGAAGGAAATTTCCCCGTCCGTGTCCTTCGTCCAGCCAGAAGCGGCCAGGATAGCGAATGAGGCGAAGCTTAAGCTGGTGCGTTGGTCACTACGAACCTGCCAGTGTTCCAGGTTCATCCATGCCAGGTCTTCAAGCGGTGGTTCGCACTCAAAGAAATTAACTTTTTCGGTGTAAATCGGAATCAGCGTGATAAAATCAAGGCTGGTCGTGCCTTCCTCTATCTTCGTCCAGTTGCTGTTCTCCTGTTCCCACAGTTCATAGCTTCCAGGGCGAAGAATTCGTTCCCGCTGGGCTGTAATTTGCGTGTTGTCGGTCTGGTCTTTGATGATTTCTTCACGAATGCGGACTTCGGTTAGCTTGTGGATGCCTCCCACCACGACGGAATCAAATGACGTCAGGTTTTTGGCCTTCACATGGACCAGGTAAGGCCGTAGCTTCTTCGCCTTCTCCTGTTCTAGGGTCATTGCGCCCGGTGCTGTAGGATAATCCACCAGAATGTAGGAAATACCCATTGCGATAGCGTCCTTGAAGACGTCACGGGCGAAGTTTTCCAGGTGTGTCCCTGTCAGGTCGATGTTTTCCGCCCATTCCAGGATGTCTTCAGGTACGTCTTCGTCAAAGTTCACGCCCTTAGCGAACACCTTACCCACCAGTGACGTCACCGTGCGGCGGAAGTAGTTACGCAGAACCGTCCGAATCAGGCGATTGCGGTAGGCCTCTTCGGTTTCCATTGGGTGCTGTGGCAAGAACTCTTTGCCCTTCAGCCTCATTGCACGGGTTCCGCCCATCAGTGTTTCAGGAAGAAGCCAGGCCTGGCGCATGCGGTTGTAGACAATGCCGTATTGCCCTACGCCCGTATTCGTGGTTTGAAGAATCGTTGTGTTTGCCTGCGCTGTGGCGATTTCTTGGACAGTGGACATAATTTAAACCAGGCTACCTTGTGTTGTTTTCGCGCCACCAATCGGGAACACCTGATTGATATAATACCCGAAGCCGTCGCTTAAATGCGTCAGTTCCGGCGTTGCTTTCTTGTCAATCTCGCCACTGCCGCCCTTAAGCAGCGTCACCCCTTCCAGGTCTTTTACGACGTGCGGGGCTTTACGTGGGTCTATCATCATCCTAACGCGTTTATCCATTGTGAGCAAGCGCGAATTGACAGCGTTGACACGGGTACGTTCCAAGGGGTTAGCTTTCGGGACGTTCATGCTGAACTGTTCCTTGAAGTGCGGGCGTAGTATCTGGCTGATTAATTCCCAGTCGCTACCTGCCACTTTCGCACTGCCCCTGCTGCCTCCTGTTGCGTCCCCGTAGCAAATAACGCGGCCTTGGTGATTGCCCCAGTCGGTAATGATTCGGGCGCATACGGCAGGCGTGTTGCTGTTGCGGGGGATATGCACTTCGCCTATGATTCCCGTGCCTTGTTCACCATTGGGAAGCAGTTGTTCCTGGATGATTGAGGCGGTCCCAGGGGCCACGTTGAAGTCAAAGCAAAGAATCAGGGGTTGCCGTGGGTCGTATTTGAGCGGGGCGCAGTGAATGCGGTCGTCGAACGGGTAGTAGGCACGGCCTTCAAAATTGACAAAGCTGCCTTCATACTCCTGCAAGTACGTCAGTTCGTCCATGTCGTTCTTCGCGCTGGCAATCTCCGAAGCTGGCAGTATGTCCGCGCTTATCCAGTGGAATAAATCCCATTCCACATTGTCGGGATTCTTGGCAAATTGTGAGAGGTCGTAGTAATGATTTCGCCCTTCCGGCACTCCGATAAACCAAGCCCAGCCGCCACGGTCGGACAGTGCTGGCCTAATGTTCTCCTGCCATGCTGAAGGCTTCATGTTGCCGAACTCATCCAGCAAACAGCCGTTCCAGCTAACACCTTCGGCACGTTCCGGCTTGTCCATCCCGATAACCCAGATTTCCGCGCCGGTGGTCAGGGTAATCTTCAGTTCCGTTTCGGACGGGGGCTTTAACCACATGCCACGGGTCAACTGCTTCAGGTCATTCCAGTAGATTTTCTTTGCTTGGCCATAGGTCGGCGCGGCGCAGAAGTAGCGGTAGTCCAGATATTTCTTCTGCTTTGATTCCTTGATAACTTTCTTGACGAACTTGCGCTTTGCCCGTTCTGTCTTGCCCGAACGACGCCCGGCAGGGACTACCAGGAAGCGGGTTTCGGATTCCATGAAGCGTTTCTGCTCCGGGTGCGGACGCAGCTTGTACCAACGCTTGGAAAGCGCAAACTCACTGCGTTTTTTCTTCGCCATCTTCAGCCCCTTCTTCGGGTTCGTATTCGCTGGCTTCAAGCTCTTCCATCAGTTCCAGAGCGTCAAGGATTTCAGCCGCACGTTCGTCCGTGCCACCTCCGCCGGTGCTGTTGATTTCGGAAATAGTCTTCTGAACCGCTGCCAGGCGGCCAATGTAGGACATGAGCAAATAATCAAACTGCTTGCGCTTCTTCGTGAAACTCCTGCCTATGCCGTCCTTCGCGCTGTACGATTCGGTGTAGTCGTCCAGTATTAAACCCTTCGCGTATTTCTGGCAGGTTTCGGGGTCTTTGATGTTGATTATTGCATCAGTATGCGCCGCAGCATTGGCGATTTTCTCTTCTTCCAGAAGCCGGAATATCCGAATCCGCAGAAGCTTCACTTCGTGCGTAAGCTCGGCGGTTTCCAGTTCTTCAAAGATTTCTTCCTCTTCGGGTGTCAGGTGGGTTGCGTACAGGAATCCCTTGAACCTGGCCGCGCTAATGTCTCCAGGTGTCTTGCGTCGTATGACCTTGCAGGGGATTTTCCCCTTCGTTTCGATTTCTTCCAGGCTCAAAACATGCTCCAATGCTTGGTTATCTCATTCCACCATAGCAATTTTACACGGGGAGGGGAAGCGTTTTGTTTCCAGGTAGGATTTCGGTGTAGCGGCAAAACACCACATAAGGATATTTTCTACAACATTGAAAAATAAAAATGAAATATTAGCAAAAATAGTGCTACAGCCGCTACAACGTTGAAATATATAGGAAAAAACACGTAACACCTCATACCACTACCCTATACACCTGCTACAAACAAAAATTCCCCTAAAACCACTGAAAAATAGACATAAGGTTTTTAAAATAAATTATGCAACACATAAAATTTAGTTTAGTCGCAGGAAGGCATCGTTTACTAGAAAATTTCCTTATGTGGAAAATCCAATACTGCATAAAATCCCCTGGATTCTTCCACCGTCCACCCTGGCCAAACCCCAAAGGGACCTGCCCAACTCGACACACGCTAAAGCGTCCTAAAACCAACGCAACAGCACGTACATTTCCAGCCATCCAACAGGAACCATGACAAAGAAAAACCACGCCAATCCAATAGCTTCAATCATTGCCAGTTCTTTCCATTCGGTCTTGGACAACCATAAAAACACATTCTTTTCTTCTTTCTGGAAAACGTCAAACATAGCCTGGTCCCTCCACAAATATCCGCTTAATAAAGGCTCTCTGCCCTTACTATAAAGATACCATAAAGAACGCATAAAAGTCAACTACAAACCGTCACCGAAAGTATTAATATTTTAACTGTTAATCTTAGTTAACAGAAAATGCTGCACTGCAACATAAAAATCCAGTTAATTTCGTCCCGAAAAAATTAAAGTTTCCGTAACAAACGAAAATTCCCAAGCCCCGAACACCTGGAAAAGCCGCATAAAAGTCACCTCAAAGGTTAAGGTCTTAACCACTTAGCTAAACCCTGACGCTACTGCCGTCCCATAATCTTCCACCATTCCGTTATATAAAGGTCGTCCCCGCTCACCTGGGCAGGAAAGGGCGGGGACTAAACTGACAGTAACCAACTCCGTTAAATTGGCTTTTGCCTCGCAATAAAATTGCGTGAAGGCTAAACTACTGCCAGTTATTCGATTATTTACCTGGCTATTTTACCCTCGGTCGTCCCGTGGTAAGGCCTGCCAGTTCCCGGAACAGAAGAGCAAGAACCCTCTTTCACGTCGTGTCTGTTCCCTGCTTCCGACAGTTCGGCATGTTTTGAGGCCTTACACCTGTCATTTATGCCGAAGTATTCCGTGCCACTTTATCGCAAGTGGCCAGCGGAAAGATTCCAGGGTAGCATGCTTTGTCGGTTACTTTCACCCGATACAAAAGAAGCGGCAGGACGCCCCCTTTGCTCCTAACCAGCCATTACTGGCCGCCTGCGTTCTCTTCACCCTTCCAGGTATTTCCTTATAAACTCTCTTGGTTGACCACAACACCTTCGCATTTACCGCAAAGTGACTGGTCAGTATCGTGTTCATTGCAGGTAATTTCTCCGCAATTCTCACATTCAAAATGTTCAGTGCATGTTCCACAAGGCGGGTTATTGTGACAGTAACATGACCTTTCGCACCCTTCAACGCAGCCTATCATAATCCCGTTCCCTCTCCCTGGCTATTGACGCATTCCTGCGGCGTTGTCGCCTGTTTTCCAGGGGAAATTCTGGCGCAGGAACTTCATAACTTCGTGTCGTTCCTTCGTCATACTTCTTCACGTATGTTCCGGTGTTATCCTCTATAACCATGCTAAAAACTCCCGCTGCTATCACAGCTTCCAAAATCTGAAGAGGAACACGACGAATCACCGCATGAACTGCTATAATCCGAATAACTACTGGAACAGTCCGGCACTGACGCCGGGGAGCTATCCACCAGGGCATTGACTACAAGCATGGTCGTAAGAACGTCCATTCCCTGCGGGGTTGTTGCTATCGTGACGGCGTCCTCCTTCTGCCCGATTCCGTGAATCCTGTCTCTTTCATTCCGTGCGGCGAAGAATTCTTTCGGGTCTTTGTAGGTTTCCTTGAATTCAGACATTTCCTGCTTTTGCCTCTCGTAATCCCCCACAGTAGGGGCAGGTGGAAGTGTCCGTTTCGCTTCTTCCTCCGCCACACGCCTGGCAATAGCCCTGATTGGCTGCTGTTTCTCCAGCCCTTCGGCTATCAGGTTCCGCATTTCTTCCCTGAACTTCTCTTCCCGTTGTTCCAGTAGCTGCGCTGCCCTCTTCTCCGCCACAGGGTCGGAAAGAAGCCACGCTGCAAATTTACCTAAAAATGATACCATAGTAAAAATCTCCTTTCCGTTAAATTACCTGGCCGCTGCATAAAAGTCAACTGATTATTTCATTTAGTGACAACAAACAGGGCATTCGTCCCAGTCTTCGTATTCATGCGGACACAGAACCGGCGGCGTAGCCTTCTTGTTGAAATAAATGCTGCCCTTCGTCTTAAAGTGCAGGCAGTCCGGCGGCCTTACGGTGCAGCTCCACCAGAATTTCAGGAAGTCTTTGCGCGGCTCTTTATACCATTTTCGGTCAAGGTGCTTGCATACCCTGAAAGTGAAATGCAATGCCCGAATTCCGCACCACAAATAAAGGCCGAATAGTACGGCCAGTATCAGGGCAAACAACCCCCACACTAACCCGCCGGTGTAATAAAATAAGGTTGTCATTTGCTATCGTTTCCTGTTAAGTTGTTCCTGGGCTTGGCCCATGAGGTCTTCGTATGAAGGCTGAACTGGGGGCTGGTCAACAGTCCCTTCTCCCTTACAGTCTTCACACATTACCCAGTTCACCGCATGAATAAGCGGGGCTTTCCCCCTTCCCTGGCAATGGGCGCAGGTGTATTGCTTCGGTTCGTCCATGCGTGACGTGGCGAACCACACTTCCCCCTTCCCTTTGACATAATTCAAGGCCTCTAAGATACTTATTGCGTCGTCCTTATGAGTGCATAACGCCATTCTTCTAGGCTGCCCGTTTATTAGCAGCAACACTTCAAACCCCTGCGGAATTTCCGCCATGCCGAAAGTAACCTGTCTATTTGTCATTTTTAGGCCTCGCATTCGGGAAGTTATCATAAAATTTACTGGCGTAGGGCAAGTGGTCAACGTCCCAGGTTCCCGTCTTCCAGAAAGCATCTGGCGCATGCGCTATAACATTCAGCGCATCCATAGGGCTAGTTTCCACGTCAAAAATACCCCGTTCCACCCACCTATGAATCCAGGCCAGTTGCTCGGTCAGTTTCTTAATTCTCTCCCCTTGTACGTCGGAAGGGGGTAGTTCATTGCTGCGGTTATTCCATGCGTCCAGGGTTGCGCTAAAGTCTGGCCGGTTAAGGTAGAAGGCCTTCTTTTCCCCTGGCTGCTCAAACCTGGCAATGCGGAAGCAGTTGAACTTTACCATGGACCGGCAGGCATTACAGTCCACCGCCACGCCGCCCATGTACTCACTTAGGCCGCCAGTATCTTCAACCAGTATTACCTTTCCCCTACAGAAGGGGCAGGGTTTAAGCAATCCGTTATTGAAGCTTTCAAAAATGAGGCGGTCGCGGCCTCTATAGTATTCGTAGAATTCTGTTGCGGTAATGAAGTCCATTCTTTGATTCCTTGCACTATTTCAGTGAGGTCACGCTGGAAGTTCTCCGCCTTATACCTGTTCGGCTCTCCCTCCCCGCGTTGTGTTGCCTCTTCCATAAACTTGATTATTTCCTGGCGTTTTTCGCCCCTGTCCCTACTTATTTCCATGATAGTTACCTCCCATAGTTTAAGCGGTTCTTCCCTTATCAATTTCGGCCAAAATCTTCCTGGCTAACTCAGGGTCTGATTGAATCCGTCTTTCCAGTTCCCAGCACCTATCACATAATTTAGTCCCTAGACTGGAAGTTAGTGTTTTACATAGTCGGCACTCACAAACTGGAATATTTCCTGTTCTCATGCTGCTTTCTCCTTCTCTACCGCTGCCGGTCTGTTGTCAAAATCAAAATAATCCAGCATGTGTTCCGCTATCGTGTCTACCGCAATCCGTGCATGCTGTATCTGGAAGCAGCCCAGTAAATAAAAGAACGGGAGCTTCTTAGGCTCTGTCAAGAGCTTTGCGTTAAGCACGATGGATTTACCCGATACCCTATAATTTTCTTCCATAGCGGCAAGTGTGAGCGATTCCGGTACAAAATCAAGCATGCCGGTAAGCTTCGTCAGTTTCTTCTGGACGGCGCGGCTTAATGTGGCCTTCGGAAGCTGCGCTACAAAGGCCGGGTAGTGATTTCCATAGAACTTTTCCAAAGCTTCGGGCTTCTTCCGCATTTTATTGACAAACTGCATGAAGGTTTCTGACGGGCTATGGTACTTCTGGAAGTTCAGGCGGCCTTCCAGAAAGTCACCCTCTACTGATAGCACGGTCAGAATTGCGTCAACGTTCTTCGTAGACACTAAGGCCTTCACTATTTCCCACTCGGCGTCAAACTGGCTTACTGTCCTGTCTTCCGTCAGCGATAAATGGCCTTTGAGATTATACCCATAGAAACTTCCCAGTTCAGCAACGCGGATTCCTTTGTAGAAAATGCCCGGCTGGTGGTGAATTTCAACGTCCCCCATCACCTGGAAAGCCTCCCCCTGAAGCAGGAATTCCGTGCGCTCGGCGTGGATTTCGTCCAGCCCGTCCACGACTATAGCCGTGCCGGTGCTCTCAAAATTGTGGCTTTCCGGTCCCAGGAGCGTCCCGCCCTCATCCTGGCAATTGCTCCACAGTTCCCGGTATGCCTGCCACAGTTTCCAGTTCTTCCCTAGTTCGGTCGTGAAGGGAAGGCGGAATTCTTCCTGGTTCAGTTCATCCACCATATAGATAAACTGGAAGTCCTTACCCCGCACCGTTTCATTGCGTACTTCAAAACTGAAAAGCCGCTGGTCAGTGCCAAGCTGAATAGCGCAGCCCTCACGAAGCAGGACAGCGATAGCATACTTCAGGCCTGTCCCGAAGTAACCTATGGGGCTGTCGGTTTGTTTCACGGATACCCCGAACGTCGTAATACATTCCAGGGGAAGGGGTGCTTCGTTGTAAAAAGTGATAGTCATAAAATTTCCAATAAATAAAATCTATTAATTATTCCCAGAAAATAGCCTTGTGTCTAATTACTGGCTTTTTCGGTGGTTGCTTCGCTTATTCTACGCGCCAGCCTGTTTTTACTGGTAACCAGGCGGCCATAGAGAGATTCACAATAGAGGTGTTCGTATTCCCGTATGACGCCTGAAGTGTCCAGCATTTGGCTGGTTAGGTTCTGGGCTTCTTCACTTATTTCTTCATTCTCCACGCGGTAGCGTGTTGCACTTCTAAATAAGTCCTGCCCTGCGGCGGTCAGTTTCATCCTGTGGCTGCCTGAAGCCCCGCCGTGAGGCATGGCAACATGTTCCCCGATAACTCCCAGACCATCCCCGGCAGATTCAAGCAAATATCTTAATGGGTATGTTGTCATAATTATTTTACTCTTGAAGTTAAAAATTCTATCTCGTCGAGGGCAGAACGCCGCGTGTGGCCTCTTTCTCTAATCAAAGCCTCAATCCAGGCCTCTCTGATTTTCCACCCTCCAGGGACGTAATTATCTAGTAGCCTGTCCGCAAACTTGAATTCCCAGTCTTTAGGGGCGTAAATAAAAACAGCCTTCCCCTGGGCTATTATTACCTGCCTCTTAAAATAGGCCACCCTCTTAACTGCAAGTGACGTAGCTGTCTTCTCAGAGGGGACGCCAAGGAAAGACGTTAGTTCTGTGTCGTCCTGCACTTCAAAATAATCTCCCCTGTCCTTCGTCTTCTGCCCGTCCCAGGGGCCGCCTATGCAAAGTAATGTCATTTCGATTTACCGTATCCTTGTTGCTCTTCTCTAATCATTATTGAAACGTTCATGCTGATAGCCTGGCCCCTGGCTTCCGCTTCCTGCATGAACTTATTGTTATCCCTGTGATACTGCTGGGTTAAAACAACATCACGTTCTTTGTCCTGTCTCTCCCACTGGTCGGCCATACTCATAGTATACCCCCGCGTAATTGAAACTGCTTTAGAAATTCCGTTATATAATATCAGCGCGTTGCTGATTCTCTAATCTTAAACCCGGACTGCATAAAAGTCAACTAACAAAATGCACTTTTATAAAAATATTTTTATATCAGTCTTCATATAGTTCATTCGCGGCGGCCACCCGGTGGCAGTTTTCGCAGGTGCGCCAGGTGTAAAGCTCCCCGCCGTCCTTTATCGTCTGGCTAACATACTGCTGCCCTGGCTTTATCGTGCCTCCGCACTCTTTGACCTGGTCCAGAAGCTCCATTTCGCCGGTATTCCACACCATCCAGTAGGCTTCACAGTTATGCTTCTTTCTGGCTTTAGGCTTAGTTTCCTGTACTAAAATCATTGCTCTGCTCCTCTCATGTAAAACAGTAAATCAACAAAACGTTCAAAAACCTGGCAATCGTTGATTGAAACCCGCAGTTTTCCGTTGTCCGCGTTGCAGGGGATAGCCCAGGGAATGAAGCAAAACAGTTCTGTCCTGCCCTTTATCCTGAATACTACGAAAACTTCCCCGCCTGCGCTTCTCCTGGCCCTAGTCCAGTTGATTTGCTGGGGGTTTAGTCCGGTGTCAAAAACGCCGTTCTTCGGAATGCTGTTTAAATATTTGGCCTCAATCCATTTTTCCCCGTGGTTTCCACAGAAGTTAATATCTGGAACCCCGGAAGACATGCGGTTTTCAATCCGCTGGACATGCTCCCCATACTCCCGCAGGTTTTTGACCAGGTAATTTACCAGCGTGGTTTCGTTACTCATACTATCCCCTTCAAAATATGCGCTATTACGTCAACCGTCCAGCCGTTCCCCACGGCAGCGTAACGCTGTGTCCGTGACAGGCTGGCGGTGTAATTATCTGGAAGCGTCTGTAGCCTCTCAAATTCCAGGGGTGTCAACTTGCGGAACCGCTTGCCGTCCCAGATTACATGCTCCCGGCTTAGTGACGTCGTCAGGCAATTGGCCTTTCGGTCGAACCTGGCGGCCATTTCCTTACCACGGCGCGGGCTGAAGTCCCTACCATGCTCTTTCTGGAACTCACGGCGCATTTTCCTAGCCTCTTCCGTCCTTCTTTCGGTCAGCGCGTAAGGGGCCGGCCCGGTCGGAAGTATCGAACTATCTTGACCTTTCCAGAACTTCGCCCCTACTTCATATTCAGGCGGCACGGTGTCCATTTCTTCCAGTATCATATCAATGGTGACACCGTTATCGTCTGGAAGGGTGACACCCTTCATATTTGTCCAGTAAAGGCGTGGCCGCTGCTGGGCGGAAAGAAGGCTGCTGTTAATAAGGAGGGGTTCCACTCCCAGAAGCCGCGTGATAATGTCACGGTTCGCCTTCGTCATGCTGGCCACATTTTCAAACAGGAAATTTTCCGGCTGCATTTCTTCCTTCACGCGGATAAACTCAAAGAACAGGCCGCTTTTCTCTCCAGCTAAACCCTGCCGGTCCCTGGAGCAACACGAAAGGTCCTGACAAGGTGACCCCGCCAGTAGCAGGTCTATTTTCCCGTGCTTGTTTCCCTTCACCTGCCTTATGTCGCCCACCTGAACCGTCAGCGGGTAATGCTTCTGGGTCACAGAAATTGCATGCGGGTCTATTTCACTGGAGAAGTACGACGTTATCGGGATTCCCGCCCTCTCCAGGGCAACCTGGCCGCAAGAAATACCGTCGAAGGCTGAAAACACGCGCATTATTGCACCCTCTGGACACGGCACTTAGACAAGTCCGTAGTCACCCACTGCTTAAGCTGGTTATCATAGCCCACGATAGCCAATTGCTTACCGCGAACATCACATTCAATATTACTTACCTGGAAAGTGTAAACGTCCGGGCCATCTTCCACGCGGACTTTGTCACCTTTCTTCATAGCGGCTTCGGTCATGGCAAAACCTCATAGAGAATACGAACCGGCCCCGTACATACAGAAGGGGTAGGCTTTTCCCCGTCAGTATATTCCTGCTGGGCTTCCATAAGCCGCCGGTGTACGATGAACAGCATGCCGTTAGAACTTTCTACCTTCAGCATCCAGCCTTCTTGATAGGGGAAGCCTGCCCCGTCAGGTTCACCTTCGGCCTTCTCCCGGAACCTAATGCTGTAGACTCTCTCAAATTCCGCCGCCTTAAACTGGGTCATTTTAGGGTAGGCTACAAACCTATTCCTGTTTCTGGGGTCGATATGTAGCTCTTTCGCGTCAGGGATAAAGGCTATTGTATGCTGTGAAGCCTTCTTTAGGGATTCATTCACATTCTGCTTTTCAAGGTGACCGTCAATAGAGGCTACAGGTTTCTTATCTACAGCCATAAACCTAGCACCCAGCGCGGCGTAGCCACAAATATCCACCAAGTTATCCCGCTTTGCGGCCCCGGTTGTTCCACGTGAAACTTTCATGAGGGTCATTATCATTGCAACGTCAATGCCGGTAAGCTCAAAGTCCACCTTGAATTTCGTTTTCAAATACCAAGTCCACAGGCTGGCCAGGGCAACGAAGCTGTCAGTCACGTCCCCGTAATCAACGCGCCTGTCCCCTGCAATAATTTTGTCGGCTTCCGCCAGAATATCGTCGTGTATTGTCATTTAAGCTACCTCTCTTACGGGTCTTGTTTGTTTCACCATGTCCTGGAACTTCGTGCCGGTTTCCTTCACAAAGGGCTTTACCGGTTCCACCTGGACACTTTCCAGTTCGGCCACGGTAGGCACTTTTTCCACTTCGTTCCAGCGTTTCCGAAAGTCGAAAACCCCTTGCATCATGGTAACAAAGGCACTTCCGAAGATAGCCACGGTCAGCGGGGAACCCTCTGGACTCGCCTGCCGGATTCCGGCGGTAATCAAAACCCCTATAGAGGTCAAAACCCGTGCTACGGGCATAATATATTTACTTCTTGCCATCTTTAGGCCTCTTCTCCTGGAGTTCTCTAAGCTGCCGAAGCAGGCTATCTATTTTCCTGGTATCTTTCAGGAAGGGGGTTTTGATACGCCTGCACATACTAAGCAGCGCATCACGGGCAGCCTTAAAATCTGCTTCGCTTTCATCCTGCCAGGTAGGCTTTCGCTGTTCGGGCAACTGGTCAAAAAGACTGTCTTGTTTACTCATACATACCCCCTCTATTTTGGTTCGTAATCTCTGCTACCCTACTGTGAATTATCTGGTTTATTTCCTGCGCCCTTTGCACTGCATTATCTATTAACACTGAATAATAGTTCACCGTGTTAGTAATCTCTTCCATTTCAAGGTGAAGATTCCTTATTTCGGCCTCTAAGTAAGCGGCAGAGTTCACAGGATGCAAGAGAACAACATTGTCCTGTATAACCTATTCCTCCAGTTTATCTTTCAGCCATTCGGGAAGCTGAATAGTTGCTGCGCCGCCTTCTTCTTCTACTTCGGCTTCCACCTGGCTTTTCGGAAGCCAGTGTTCGCTTCCGTCGTCTAACTGGACCAGGTAGGCCTTGTCAGTTTCACGAATGACGGTGCATTCAATTTCTACTATGCTGTTATTGCTCTTACGCATGACTTATTCCTTGTTCGTAAATGATGAAACGGATTTCCGCCAGCTTTGCACTGTCGCTGCCTTCATCTTCCAGTATTTCCTTGACGCACTGAACCTGATTGTGCGCTTTAAAAATGTTGCGGTCAGCCCTGTCAAATGCTGGCTGTAATTGCGCCATCTTGGCAGTGATTAACTGGTCGCGCTTTACTTGAAGACGTGATTGAATATTGATAATTTTTGCTGACATTTTAACTTCTCCCTATTTTCCGTTATTCAAGGTCGGTAAGTATGCGGCGGCAGTCACAACGTGGTAATTTTCAGTATTGATATGCTTCTTCAGTTCTTCGGTAAAGAATTCAAAAACTGCTTTCCCTGTGGCCTTGCTGACTACGATATAGCTGTCTTTCCCGCGCATTCTTCTCTTCCTATCTTCCGTTATATAATCTGCTTCTATGCAGTGCTGATTCTGTAACTCTAAACCCGCACTGCATAAAAGTCAACTAGGAAAATAAAGATTCCATAAAAATTATTGCCTGCGAAGAAGCCCTAATTCTTTGGACAATTCCAGGCTTGCCCGCTTTACCCGGCCTTCTTCCAGCAAGTGGCTGTCGTCCAGGCCGTCGGTCTTTTCCAGTAAATCATTCGCCCGCTCAATGAAACGCTGGGCTTCACTAACTGCTACCTTTAATTGTCCTCTATCCATTGTCTTTATGCTCCTTCACTGCTTGGTTATAGGCGTTCAGAATCTTCCGGCCCTTTATTTGCGCCTTGGAAAATTCCCCGGCGTCTTCGCTGTTCAGGAGCTTATCCAGCACCTTGAAAACTTTCTTCTGTTCCTGGCCTGCAATTTCAAGCAGTGACTTATAGGTAGCCGTCTGGAAATTTGTGGCGAAGTCTTTATTATACTGCTGGGCGGCCTTAAAACTTTCTTCCAGGGGCTTTGTTATTGCGTCAGCAATTTCTTCCTCTATGCGGGTGTGTAGGATTTCGCCCAGCTTAGTATCCTTTTCCTGCGCCTCTTCCAGCTTCATTTCCCAGGACATTAGAAGGAGCATTATTTTCTGGGTTATCGTGTTGCCTTCCGTGCTGGAAAGCCCACGCGTGGCCAGGAACCCCTGGAACGCGCAAAGTTCTTTTTCCAGGTCACTTAATTGTTTCTGAAGGAGGGATACAACGTTATTGCGCTGGGCGGCTTCGTCACTCAGGTTCGCTATTTCACGTTTCCTTCTGTGGGAATCCTCTATCAACTGGCCTATAGCAAGCGTCAGGTCTAACGGAATAGCGTAAATGTCGTCTGTCCTGAAGTTGCGAAGATTGACCACATGCCTACCTTCTGCCACGTAAACGGTAGAGAAATATTCAGTGTTCGGAATCTCCCCGGCAATAACCGTGCCGAAGTGTTTAGCGATTTCCCAGCTTGCATCAGAAGCCGGGGCTTGCTGGCAGGTGTTAGGGTTCTGTTCTTTTGACATTTTATAAACCTAATTTTTTGAGTTGAAAGAAAACAGCACGGCAGGCTTTAACGTCCGCCATTGCTCTATGTGCGCCCTTGAAGTCCTTGCCGTAAAAATGACGAAAGGCTTCGGCCAGGGAAGGCCACTTGAATTTTCCCCACTGGTTGCGAATCCGGCAAATGTCGGTTGCTACCTGCATGGTGCAATAGTGCTTCACCTGGCTAAGTGCTGGCGCGGCCAGGGGGTTACTGCGCTTCATCATAGCAAGGTCAAACTGGATATTGTGCGCTACCAGCGTCTCCGCATTAGAAAGCAGCGCGGCAAACATTTCCCAGGCCTGGGCCAGGGGAATCCCGAACTTTTCACACTGTTCTGTAGAAATACCATGCACCGCCTGGGTTTCTGCTGGAATCGTCCAGCCGTCCGGCTTGATAAGAACGTTCATTTCCCCCATGCTCTCGCCTTCGTCGTTGGTAAGCATGGCCGCCAGTTCGCAGATTTGCGGCTGGTGGTCGGCGTTCGGGTCACCCTTAAAATCAAATTTCCCGGTTGTTTCTGTGTCAAATAATAGATACACTGCGCTATACTCCTAAAATTAATTGATTTTTGCCATAAATTCCCGCCATTCTCCCGGCGAAAAGTCTTTGTAGTTCGGAATGCTGGCTTCCTGCCCGTCTGGAATCGTCAGCACAATCTTCAAGGCCTCCATTTCCTTCCTGGAAAAACTGACAGCATGCAGCCGGTATTCTTCAAAAGCTGCGTATGCCCCAGGGACCCATTGCTTGACGATTTCCGCTATTGCGTCAGCGTACACCCTGATTTCATACTGGGCGTGGGAGTCCATACGCAAGGCCAGGAAGTGGAAGAGGTTGTGCAGGTCAATCTTCCAAACCCATTGCGTATAATGGTTTAAGGTCAGGTTCATCCTGGCAAGTTCGCGGGCAATGCCTACGTTCTCTTCGTTGATTTTGCTGCCGTCCGCGTATTCATTAAGCATTAATTCATAACTGGAATAACACCGCTTCGCGTCCTTTTCCAGGACAGAAAGCACAAGTTCCGCTTCCCTGTCGGAAAGTTCCCCGCCTTTGCCCTGGCCGTTCGTCTTAGATTGCGGGGCAAGCTGTTCCCTGGTCGGAAGGTAGAATTCCCTGTCCAGTATAGAGTAACGCGCCGAATATTCGTTTACGCTGGCCATGCGGTGACGTATCCACTGCCGGGCAACGAAGATAGGCATTTTCACATAGAACTTGATTTCACACATTTCAAAAGGTGTCGTGTGACGGTGGCGCATCAGGTAATTAAGCAGCCCCTGATTGTCGGTTTTCTTCGTCGTCCCTGCGCCGTAAGAGATACGGGCGGCGTCCACGATAGCCTGGTCGTTCCCCATATAATCTACGACTTTCAGAATGCCGTGGTCTAGGATTTTTTCGTAAACTTCGTGTTCTATGAGGCTGTCCAGTTCTGGGCTATTCGGTCGTGACATTTTGAACCTCCTGGGGCTTCTTATAAATCAGGCTGTCCAACTGGCCCAGCAATTGCGGGTTATCCATGACAATACTGGAAAGACAGTTCGCCAGAAGGTTCACCGCTTTTTCTTCCTCACAGTCTTTCGATATGTCCATGTAATAATAGGCCGCATGCAGGATTTCATGAAGCAGCGTATTGAAGATTTCATTCCCGCGCCGCGCAATATCCAGGTAAATGATTTTAGCCTGCCGGTCACAGCGGCCAAGGTAGTCACTTGAACGGTGGTCTGAAGAATCTTTCCACTGGACTATCCGGTAAATGTCACAACCTATTTTTATTTCGTCAGGTAAGTTAATCATTATTTCCCCAGCTTTTCTTTAATGATTGCATAGGCCACGTAGCCGCCCACAAATAAAACGCCTATGGTGAACCCGAAAAACAAGGGGGAAATTACCCAGAACCACGCCCACATAATATAGCCCATTAGCTTCAAGGCTACAAACAGCACGGTTAGGAGGCCTAAAAACCCCACGTTAAGATTGATTTTCATTTTTCGCTTCTCCTTCTGCGATTTTCCGCAAGGCGGTAAGTTGTTTGTGGCTTAAATCGTCGGTTTCTATGTCGTCGATATTTGACTTGAAGGCCTTAAGAAACTCCTTCTGGTGCGCGTCCAGGTCTTCCCTGGCCAGTGCCTTGAAATAGAGGTCGTAAACCTCCTGGTCTATTGGATACCGGGTTTTGTCTTCCTCTTCGATTCTCATTGTTCAGCCTTCACAAAGTTAAGGGTTGGAAAATATCCCTGTTCCTGGAAAATCAGGCCAAGGTCATAGACGGCCTTCAAGCCGGAACGTTCAAACTTCACGTAGTTCTGGCCTACCCTTTCTTCCAGGTGGTCGTCATAAAGTGCGCCCACAACAGTAAGGGCTTTAAAATACTGGCTGCCCTGGTCGATTTTGATCTCCCCGCACTGCCACAGCAAAGAAATAAACTGGGTCAGGACGAAAATACTTTTCCTGGTCGTAAACCTCCCCTCAATCATCCAGTCCGTAACTGCTTCGTACATGCGCTTTGCCCTCCGCTGCAAGGTGGGAGAGTTCAGCAAGCCTTCCGAATAATCATGAATAGCCTGGATTAACTGCGTGTTTTCGTCGTCAGGTAAGTCCTTCGTGTTGTTCCACAGCATCAGCCATAAAACCATTGAAGGAACTGCCCTTTCCGCCCGTTTCCGGTCAGTTAGAAATTCTGTATCACTGTCGCCGTGCATACTTCACAAGCCTTCATTCCAAAGTGGTTAAATTCCCTGGCGTACTTCAAATAAACAGTAACGCCTTCCACGTTCACATATCTTCGCAGGCTGTTCATGAGGTCAATATAGGCGTTCGTAGGATTGCCCTTTTCGTCGTAGGCAATAACACAGGCCGTAAATTGCTTCTCAAATTGCAGCTTCGTTTTCATTTCATCTTCCGTCATGTCTAAAAAATTCGCTTGGCGTTATACACTTTTCCTTGTCTCTCCAGTCCGTACAGCCGGACATAGAGTTTATAGCCAGAAAGGCGAATAATGCACCAAAAAACAAACAAGCCGCGAAAGAAAATATCCTAGTCAACATAATGGTTTCTCCTATATTCCGTTATCTCTTAAGCATAGAAAAGCACTGCATAAATGTCAACTGGAAATATAAGGATTTTATAAAATCTTTATATTAGGAGTGACGGGCTTCTTTCGCGGGAACTTCGATAAGAGTTTTCTTTGCGCGTGTCAGCGCAACATATACCAGGTTGTCTTCCTGCTGCTTCTGCCAGGCCTTGACGGCGTACTGCGAAGGCATAAGTTCACGGCGGCCAATGAGAAACACGCGGTCCCATTCTTTGCCCTTGGCTTTGTGGACAGTGGACAGGGTGACGATACGGCTTAGGTCACTGTCTTTCGTATCCCTGAAGGCTTTCTTGAAGAATTCCCGAAGCTGAAGGAAGGTGTCGAAGTTATAGGACAGGTCAATAAGCGTTTCGCTCTTATCCTGGAGATTATCCAGTTTCTGGAGTTCGCGCACGGACGCCGGGGTTTTTCTATCCGGGCCGGTTACTTCGGCCTTCTGCTTGTTCAGCCGGTCAAGCAGTTCTTTCCGCATGGTGGTAAGGTGGGTGTTCCCCTCAAACTGTGAAAGGACATGCAGGTAATCTTTCCCCAGGTCAGAGCCTTCTACATAGCACTGAATATCCCGTTTCAGTAAGGCAAAATAAGCCTGGACAAGCTGCTTCGTGTTCCTGCAAAGGATAGCATCACCGCCCCGGAATGTTTCAAAAGCCAGGTATTCCGAAAGGCTGAAATGTTCGGCGTCATGGTTGATAATTTCGCCGTCTTCGTTATTTTCGTGCGCCTTGATATGGGGGACGTAGAGCTTGACCCTATCAATAATCAGCTTCGGGCAACGGAATGTTACCGAAAGGCTGAATTCATTCTGACAGTCAAAATCTTCCTTGATAAGTTCCAGGCTGTCGTGATTTGCACCAGCGAAGCCATAAATGGCCTGGTACGGGTCACCCACGGCCAGGAAACGCCCGCCGGGTTTAAGCAAGGTCTTCAGGAATTTCCTGCGGCTGTCGTTCGTGTCCTGCGCTTCGTCCACAATCACCCAGTCATAAAGCGGCGTGATTTTCTCCTGGAACTCTGGCAGGCATGCCGGTCCATAAATAACGTCTTCAAAATCAAAGTCCGTCGCTATTTCTTTCAGCCCTTCACGCAGTAAAACCCTGGCGTTTTCTATGATGGTCAGAACATGGCGTTCCTGCTTCACTTCGTCCGTGATGCCAAAATGTTCCAGTAGGGCAATCCACCTGTCGCCGTCCGAATCCGGGGTAAGCAACCACTGGCGGCCCAGGGCAACGGCGCGGCTGACAAGGTAGCGGAACCGGTAAAAACCCGGCTCTTTAAACTCCCTGGAAAACGGGTTGTCGTCTTCCAGAATCAGCCTGTCCAGTATATCCTGGTACTTGTCCTTTGTGAGGGTAGAATTTTTATAAGCCTGGCGCATGTAGCGGAACCCCTCGGCGTGAAGGGTGTTGACCGTCACACGGCCAGGGGTTTTTAACTGGGCGGCCTTCGCCTTAATTTCGTCGGCCACTGCTTTATTGAATGCTCCGAAGAAAACATTCCCGTGCATATAGCGCAAGGCCATAAGCACGGTGCTAGTTTTTCCAGAACCCGCAACGGCGTTGATTATCGCGTTGCCCTGGCCATTTTCCACCCACTGGAAAATGGCCTTCTGCTCGTCTGTCGTGGTTTTTTTCACGCTGCAATACCTGAAGATGTAAATTTGTAAGAGCTATAAAGGTGCTGGATATTCTGGATAAGATACCAGTAAGGAAGGATTCCTGGACGCTTGGAGCGTGGGAGGTGCTGCTTAGTGTCAGGGAAGACTGTTTTATATTCCTGGTAGCAGTAAACACGGCTTTTTTTGTTAAACTGGATTTTGTACGTAGCAAGCAATTCCTTGAAATTTCTGCCGTCCACTTCCGAATCTGAAAACCAGAAGTCCTGCACGTCTATCAATTCAGCCATTGCGTTTTTCAACTTCATGCGATTACCCAGGTCGTCCTTTTCGCTAAGGGTGACCGTACTGGCTTCATAAGCTGGTTTTGACCTCTTCATTCCTGTCATTGAAAACCGGCTAAACGTTACTGCGGAAACAATACCTGGACGTGAGTACGCTAATGATACGAAAACATCTTTTGACATAATTATTACCTTTTATCCGTTATATAAAAATTCCATCATCAAGTGAGGACCTTTTTATAAGTAAAGCATAAGTGCATAGAAGTCAACTAACTTTTCAAATATTTTTCTAAATGCTGTTCGGCCCTGCCGCCTCTGCCTTTGCGCTCCACGTCCACAAGGTAAGGACGTTCGATTCCCAGCTTTACGGCTGCCTCGTGCTGGAACTCGCCATTGCGCCTTCTGGCCAAGGTAAGAAGTTCGCTGTCTGTCGGCTTTATGGTCGTTTCCAGGGTATTCAAGAGTTCGGGCGGAATAGCCGTAACGCCGGTTTCCATCCTGGAAATTTTCCACTGGGCCATTCCTATCTCTTTTGCGTACTGCCGCTGCGTCAAACCCGCACGGCGGCGGGCTAAAAACATCAGTTCTGGAAGTGTTGGCGCGATTTTCTTTTTCAATTTATACCCCACATGTATCTATTCTCTGTTGCTCCAGTTGTTTTTGTTCTTCTTTGCCGTAATGGTGGCCTATAATATAGGCGATTTGCAGCCACTGGAACAGCGCAATAGTGAGGCAGATACGTCCGCCCCACTTTATGACCTTGTCCCAGAAGGTTTCTACTTTGACTTCCCCCATGACTCCCCCACTTCCGCGTCTACTTTTGAAGGCACTAGCAAGGGAACACAGTTTTCCATGATGTCTTTTGCAAGTGCAATTTCTTTTTCCGTCCATGCGGAAATTCCTACTTCGTCGTGAACAGTGACCAGTAGGGTAATCCCTGCACGGTGCAGTTCAATCATTGCCCGCTTCGTCTGGTCGGCTGCGCTGCCCTGGATAAGCCTGTTCATTGCCCGGTAAGTATATCCCCGCTCCTGGCCGCCCTCCGCGTTCGTCTGGAGAGGAAAGCGGCAATGCCTGCCCCCTATGGTGCGAATAAAGCCCCTTCGCCTCGCTGTGACCTCGCTAACCCTGGAAAGCTCCTTCACAAACGGCATTTTAATGTCGTACTGGTTAAGAATTTCCTGGCCTACTTCTCCGGCCACTTCCATAGAACGCCCGCGCCTTGTAATAAATTGCGTCGGCAACCCCAGGGACCGGCAGAGTTTAGGCCCGCCCATGCCGTAGGCTATTCCAAGGTTGATAGTTTTGGCCTGCTTACGCGGCAGTCCTGTCAGTTCAGCCGCCAGGCTATGGTAATCCGTGTGTGGGTCATTGTTATACTTGTCCATTGCTGTCTTGGCCCCTGGCAAGTCCAGAAGGGCGGCATAGTGGACGGTAAGGCGCGGTTCCTGCTGGCTATAGTCCATTGCTCCCCACGTGGCTCCAGGTTCTGGCAGGTAGATACTACGAACCAGGCCGCCCAGTTCCGGGTCTTTGTCCGGGGAAGGCTGTTGTTGCAGATTCGGCTTCACACAGGAGAAGCGGCCAGAAACAGCCCCGCCGCTTTCACTTGGTAACTGGTTCAGGCTACAGTGAACCCGCCCATCTACCACAAACTGGGTAAGCAGGTTGTCCACAAACGTAGAGCGTACCTTATTTATTTTCCGTGAACGGATAACCATGCGCGGAATCTCGGCCCCTGGCTTTCCTTCCAGCGTTTCTTCCAGGCTGTCCAGAAATTCGTTTGTTACGCTTGGCTTGTTCGTTTTCTTGGTGCGCGGAAAAACAACCCCATATTGTTCCAGAACGGGAACAATAGAAGCGGATTCTGTCGGGCTAATCAGCATGCCGGAAAGCCGTTTAATTTCGGAAATATACCGGGCTTCTTCTTCCTTCAGGTATTTGGAAACACGGCTGATTTCATCCACGTCAACCGGAACACCGCGCCGCCGCATTTCAATAAGCACCGGCGTAAGGTCCATCTCCATATTGTAGCAATCAAACAGCTTCGGGGACTTGTCAGAATAGTAACGTTCCCGGAATTGTTCGGGCAGGTCTTCCACTTCCGGAGGCCTCTTCAGCTTCGGCTGCAAAATCTTCCAGCTATCCAGGGTTACGCGCCCGTCCTGTTCCGCATATTTCTTTATCTGGTTCGGGTTCAGCCGCGCCATATTTTCCTTGATATTCTTGACGCCTAGCTGCTTGGCCAGGTCGTTAAGCTGGCTTTCCTCCTTACCCACGCCCAGGCAGTCCAGGGCAACGGCGTCCAGGTTCCACCGCTTGTTTTCGTCAAGCATGGCGGCGGCAATCAGCACGTCTTCTATTTTACCGTTCACTTTAATATTTTCCGTGGATAACCACCCCAGGTCATAGCTGGCATTAGCGAAAACAACAGTCAAGTCCGGCTTCTTCAGTTGACTTTTAAGCCATGCGATAACCTTATCCTTGTCCATATTTCCGTCAGCATGCCCGATAGGGAGGTAATCAGAACGCAAAGCGTCCGTGACTACCACGCCCAGCATGCGGCCACCGTCAGCCCTGGCCCAGCCCGCGCCCCATGTCTTCAGGAAGGGGTCGTGGGTTTCGGTATCAATGGCGATAGTGCCGGTCAATTCTCTAAATATTCCGTTATCTGTTTCCACTATAGCCCCGTACTTCCGAAGCCGCCGCTGCCACGAACTGAACCCCTAACAGCTTTCACTTCCTGGAATGTTACGGACTTGACCGGCGCAATGACAAGCTGGGCTATCCTCATGCCTGGTTCAATCGTGAAATTCTCATTGCTGACATTAAGCAGGCAAATTTTCACTTCTCCCCTATAGTCGGCGTCTATCGTGCCGGGGCTATTTGGGATAATGATACCGTCACGGCATGCAAGTCCAGAACGGGGGCGAACCTGCCCTTCGTGGCCGTGCGGGATTTCCAGGGACAAGCCTGTTCCGTATAGGTGACGTTCGCCCGGCTTTAGAATCCAGAAGTCTACACTGAACAGGTCGTAACCGGCTGCCGAATCACTGGCACGGTAGGGAAGTTTTGCTTCGGGGTGAATTAGCTGAACGTTAATTTCCAATTATTTTTACCTTATTTGTGATGTCTAAAGTTTTCAGGGGTAACAAAGTCGCTGCACTTCCAGATTCCCAGGTTTTCAGCTTTCGCCTTGTCCTGCTGGTCGTGGCAAGCCACCTGTTCGGCTTCTGTCATGTAATTGTCGTAACAGATTGCATTACCAGAACGCACCATTTGCAGGTTGAACCCACAGTCCACCACTGGCCGCGTGTGATGAATGTCGTATTCACGGAATTTGCAAACGGTAAGGTCGTCATGCATGTATTTATCCAGGGCGATTCTGGCATTTTCACCGATAGGGATTTCCTGGCCGCCTACGTGACAAGTCTGGTGAAGTTCTGGAGCGTCGATATAGGCAAGGCGGTAAATAACCTGCGTGATAGAATCCCCGTCACGCACTTTAAAGCCGCTGCATAAAAGTAAAAGGCCGCACAATAAAAATAGTTTCTTCATGCTGTAAATCTCCCATAAGTGGTTTCTCTTATGATAAGGTTAAAGTGCATAAATGTCAACTAGTAATCGTGTCTGTTTACGCCTTTCTTATAAACGTCCGATAATTGCAAAGCCCACTGGGTAGCGTAGTAGATGCCGCAAACCCCTGTTCCCGTGCCTACCCATACGTCACGGCCTGCATTCATCAAGGCAGGTTTTTCCTGGACAACTAAGCAATCCAGTTCGGCCACCGGCGGGAAAGGCCTGCGTATTGGGGTCAGTGATAAGGTGGAAAACTTCGTCTTCCCGTCCTGGGTGACCCGCATTTCCCTGTAATCGTCGGAAAGGCTGATATTGTCGTTCTGGACTTCCGGCAGTGTTCCAGTAAAAGCACGATGCAGTTTTCCGGGCATGGCGAAGCCAAGGGGTTCAAACACGTCATTCGTGGCCGCGCCCAGGCAGAAAATCACGGCGTCAAATTCCTTTACGTCCAAGTCGTCGGCATTGATAAACAGCTTTGGTTCGGATAAAGAAACGGGGCTAACGTCGCAGCGAATCCGGCGTTCCCCTGGAAAGGCTTTATAGATGTCATGCCGGTCGATTACCCCGAACAGGCGCAGGTTTTCATTGACCTGCACCATGCGGGTTTCCAGGGGGTAGGTTTTATGCAGGTGAAGCATGACACTATCCCCGGCTTGCTCTACGTCAACTAGGCCGGTGCATGCCCTACTGGCCCCTGGGACCTTCTGGCCGTCAAAGATTACTGTGTTGTGGCCGTCAAGGTGCATCTTCGTTGCAATAATCGTGCCAACAATTCCGCCGCCCACTACGGCAATATTTAAATCTCTCTCGTTTAATTTCTTTCCCATGTTAATACTTGAAATACCTCTTATTGGTTTTTGGGCTTAAAATATGCAGGTTCTTCTTTGCCCTGGAAGCTCCCACATAGAAAACGCGGTGTTCGTCGTCGGGGACTTGAAGAAACTGCCGGTAGCTTTGGTCAGTAATGTCGTGGATAATTACAACATTGTCCGCTTCTCCCCCTTTGGAACCGTGGATAGTGCTAATTTCCACCCGGCCAGGTCCACGAAGTGGTTCGTTATTGTGGCGCAGCAACCGGATATATTCCCGCTCCACGTCCGGCAGGAATTCAAGCGAATCCATCCAGGAAGGGAGCTTTCCTTTAAGGCCTACGTCACCGGCAAAGAATTGTTCTTTTTCTGGAGGTCTTGACAGCTTTCTAGTGTACTTGTCAAGGGCTGCCAGGTCGTACTTGTTGATTGACTCCCCTTTTCTAAGGGCTTCCCATGCCAGAACGGCGCGGACATTGCTTTTATCATTTGACCATTCCCTGGCGGCCATCTTGTAAACCACGCCCTGATTCACGCAGGTCTTTGTCAGGTCGCGCAGTTGGTGGGAATGCCTGCCAAGCAGTAGCCAGCTTTCCCCATTCAGTAGGTTAATATGTTCCAGGCTGGTTAGGTAATTCACCGCGCCTTCTTCGTCCTTGCAGTCCCATTCTTTCGGGTAGCGCACCCCGATATTTCCCACAATACCCTGGCAAAGACTATGCACCTGGCGCGGCAGGCGGTAACTTTTTGGTAAAACCTGCCGGTTTCCCTGGATAGCCAGGAATGTCCGCAAGTCCGCACCGGCCCAGGTGAAAATAGCCTGGTCGTCGTCCCCACCTATCCATATTTCCTTAGCGTTTGCAGATACCCGTTTAGCAAAATCCCATTGCTGGCGGGTCAAGTCCTGCGCTTCGTCAATAATGAAAACGTCCACGTCGATAGCTGCCTTTGCTTCGTCCATGAAGTCGGTGAAGTCGTAGAGGTCGTACTTATATTTATACCTGGCCAGGTTGTCCGCGAAGTCCTTAATCGTCCGGCATGGCGGGCAGGAACGGGCGGTAGACTGTAACCAGGCTTCTTCTATACTAATTTTCTTAGCCCTGGAAAGAGCATAGATATTTAGGCACTTATCGCCCAGTTGCCCGAAGTAGGGAAGCGTCCTTTCGGTGCTTTCGTCATACTGGCCGCTGAACTCTAAGCCCAGGATATTCCCTAGCTCGGTGTAATTGTCGTTATTCATGACCTGGTTAGGCTTCAGCCCCATAATCAAGTAGGCCAGGCTGTGAAGGGTTCGGAAATACTTGAACCGTTTCTGGTCAAAGCCGAAAGCTGCGGAAGCCCTTGTTCCGGCTTCGTCGGCTGCCTTTCTGGTGAAGCTGCAATAAGCGATTCTTTCCGGCGGAATCCCCCGGTCTAGGGCTTCTTTCACCTTTTGAATAAGCTGCGTCGTCTTTCCTGTTCCCGGTGGACCCAGGAGAATGTTTACTTCCCGGCTCATTAGAACACCTCTTTTCCGAAGTCGATTTCTTTTTTCTCTGTTTCTGGCGCGTCAAAATCTTCAATCATCCACACACGTTCATTTTTGCCCTTTATCCTCATTTGGATAGGTTCAGCCCCTTGGTGCTTTACCATATGCCATAAGTGATGTTCTGACTTGATTTTAAATTTATGGTTTTCCAGGTATTCTATCAGTGACCGGGATTTGAAGTAAACCTTATTATTATCGCGCCACGGCTTACCAGCTACAATTTCGTCCTGGTTCCTGGCCTGGAGCGTCCCGTGGCAAAAGCTTTCAAGCAGCCCCATAAACTGGCCTTCAGCACTGGCGTCTTCCGGCGGGGCAACAATATCCGCGCTCTTGATTTTCTCATCAAGATAGCGTTCCCACTTGGACCGGCTGACGGTTCCAGGGATTCGGTTAATGCGCTCCATGCAAAGCATGTTGAATTTACTTTGCTGCATAAGCTGCTCGGTTTCCACCATCACGGCCACGCCTTCCAGTTCCACGCGCCATAGTACCGGCGTCCCTAAGTATTTCGTGATGCTGCTGATTTCAATAAGTTCCGCTTCCTTGTCACCTGCTGCGGCCTTCACCCCATATTTTTCCTTCGTGCAGGCCTTGCGGTCACAGTGATTGCAAATAGGGGACTTCCGGCAGGTGTAATTATATTCCCTTCTGGCCAATGAACCGGCCAGTGTGTTGATTTCGTCCAGGGAAAGTTCCGGGTCACACATGCGCCCGTTATATTTCAGTAATTCATCTTTCCAGGAATCCCCGAAGCGCAGTTTCAGGTAAACCCCGGCGTTATACATGCCGTCGTTGCGTGTCCCTTCTGGAAAACCGCCCTTCAAGGCTAGGTATTTCAAGCACGGCGGCCCATCTTTGAACCAGTCTTCTATCTGGTCAAGGTTTGCCCCACTGGCGTTAAGCTGTTCATGGGTTACTTTCTTTGATTCGGCGTAGGCAAGGAACTCTTCCAGGTTTAGGGGCTGGCCGTCCTTCAGCGCGTAACGCTGGGTATCCTTGGCGTTGAAGTAGGGCAGGTTAATCCAGTTTCCAAGGTCTTCCCTGGGGCCATCCACCACGCGGGTAACCTGCTTCGGGAAAATCTCCACGCCGCCATAGCCCAGGATAGCGGAAAACTCTGACATTTTAGCAACGGCAAGTGTCGCGCTTATTGGTTCTACCGTGAATAAATAGAGGTGCGCCCCGCCGGATTTACTGCGGCAAAGAACCAGGGGAAGGTTATTTTCCTTGATTTTCTGTTCCAGGGCTACCAGGTCGAAGTTTGAATAGCTGTCTATATCAATGGCCGCAAAGCTTACAGTATTTTCTTCCTGGAGAGGAACCGCGCCCACGCCGTACTTGCCGCCGCTAAGATGTTCTTCAATATCCAGGTTCCTAAGTGGTCCCCGTGAAGTATATGCTTTGCCTTCTGCCTTCAGTTTTTCGGCATGAACGCCGCCGCTTAACACATACTTTCCGTGCGCTCTTTCAAACCCTTTAAAAAGGTCTAGGAATCTATCTACTACCGTGGTCATTGCCTGCCCCTATGTTCCGTTATTTAAATTCAGTATTAGGGGGAATCTGCTTCAATGAAGGAGATTCCCCGCCCTTATTACATTACGCTGTCAGGGTCAATACCTCCGCCGTCGGTAGCATTTTCAAAGCTTTCTGTCTTGACTCTTCCGCCTATGATTGACTCATAGAAGGCCTTGCCTGCTTCATAGAACATTCTGGCGTTCTTCATTTCCAGGGTATTCTTCGCCTTACGCACTACCCAGCCGTCCCATTTACCCTTTTCGTTAGATTCAGGCATAGAAGAGAGTTCAAACACCTGGGTCCACATTGGCATAATGCTAATTTTGCCGGTCTTTGGATTAGTGATTTTATTGGCCTGGATTAAATTGTTCAGGTTTTTGGCCTTCTTAAACTGGGTTCCTGCCATTGCAATAACTACCGGGCTGACAATCGCCGCTTCTTCGTCAACGATAAGGGCGTAGAACGTAGCCGTGCGGACAATTTCGTTGCCATTTGGCAAGGTGTCTTTGCCTTTGTCATTGCGTTTCGCGTCCAGTAAACACGATTCGTCTTTATGAATAGCAACCAGTCCACCGCCTGCTGTCCGTGGCTTCCATTCAATATACTGTGTGTGATAGTAGCATGGAATCACGGTAACGGTGTCATACAGGTCATTGCTGGCCGTGTTGAAAATTTGACCCTTCTTAGCCCCCTGGATAAAGCCCGGCTCCTGGGCGTCTATCTGTGGTGAAAGTGCCTGGATAACCCGAAGGAACGGAATAGCTATGTCCGCGCTATTCGTGTCTTCCGTACCCATGCCCGCGTCATTAATCAGGTCGTCCAGAAATTCTGCTGGAAGGCCTGCTACTGTTGTTTTTGCAATTTCTTTACTCATAATACTAACTTCCTTATTTAAAATTTATTGTTCAATCACTACTTTCTTACCTATGTAAACTCCTAGAATTTCCATAGGGACAGAAGCCCCCAGGCCAAGCTGTTCCTTTACAAAGGCGGTCAAAGTGTTCCACTGTACAGCGTTCTTAAGCTCCACATTTTCTACACCTTGTTCTTTCAAGGCGGCTATAATTTCACGGGCTTTTTCTGTCTGGCCACGTTCTAAAGCTGCCTTAATTTCTGATTTAATGAGGCCACCGAAGCCGTTATCTTCCAGCCACTTGAAAGCCTCATTTTCATATTTTTTCGGAATATTAGCGTGGACATGGTCTTTCACCAGTACGCTTTCCCCTGTTTCCAGGTGGAAGCCTGCTACACCCATTTCCGCCATTTTCACAGGGATAAGGTTTTCTTCCAGTTCCTTCATTTCTTTGTTAATCAAGCCCACCCTGCTTTCCAGGGCTTCCTTCTCCTGGCGAAGGCCGCAAAGCTTGATAGCCAGTTCACTAAGTTTTTTCATACCCTGCGGGTCTACTTCCCTGTTTTCCGCGTCCGCTAGCATGTCGTCAAAAAATTGTTCATCGTTTTTCATGATTCATTAATCCTTAATTAGTCGTAAAGTTCATGGTCTTTTCTTGCTACGAAAAGTTCCTGTTTATTGACAGTCACAGGCATGTAAAAGCCCTTTCCTGTCCGTTCACCTTCCAGGTTTATCTGACGTTCCCAGCGTAGGACGTTGATTTGCTTGAAAGGTAATTCTGCAATGACCAGCCCGGCGAGAAAAACGCCTGTCATATCTCCACCAGCCCACATTATAAAGTCGTCCTTTTTCATTCCTGCCAGTTTATCCCGCAGGATTTTAAGGCATGGACCAGGCGCGTGTGTGGGTCTATCCGAAGAGGTCAGTAATGTTTCAATTCTTCCGTATTCATGGGCGGACGTCAGGTCTAAAACTGACTTCGTAGGCTCCTGAACCAGGTAAACAACTCTATTTTTCATAATTCCTATTATCCGTTATATTAAGGTTCAGCCTATAGCACCGTTATTAAAAGTCAATCGCTTTTATTCTTCTGCGTCTAAAAATTCCATAAAAGTCTGGCGGTCAATGACCATATTGCTTATGGATTTCTTGCTTTTCAGGGCTGAAATTATTTTAGAATCCACGGTTGCCGGGGCGAACAGGTCTATGTAAGTGCAGGTTCCCGTCATTCCGATTCGGTGGGTTCTGTCTTCGGACTGCCACCGTGTATCTGCATTAAAATCATTGCTGTAATAAATCACAGTATTTGCAACAGCCAAGTTCAGCCCTGTCCCCGCTGCCGCAGGATTTCCAATAAAAACCCGCGTTGCTGGATTATTGCGGAAGTTTTCTATAGCGTCCGTTCTAGCCTGCTGCTTCGTTTCACCGTGATAGGTCACACACTCCACGTCTAAACGTTTCATTAGCATGCGAAGATTCGCTATATCCCTGGTGAACCTGGCCCAGATGATTACCTTACCGTCCACCTCTTCCAGAATTTCCCGCACGGCTTCAATGCGCGGGTTCTTTTCTGGCGTGACAAGGTCGAATATTTCCGTGCCGCCGTCATTCGGCAGGAATCCACAAATAACCTGCTGCAAGCGCATGACCAGGGAAGCCCCGTTCAGAACACTAAGCTGTTCCTTTTCGTTGAACTGGGTGAAATACGTGTTCTTGATTTCTTTATACCGGGCTTTCTGTTCGTCGGTAAGTTCCACAGGCCGCTTGATATAAATCTTTGCTGGCAGGTCAAGGCAATCCTGCTTTCTTACGCGGTAGCTCCAGCCTTCAATGCGTTCCTGAAGCTGCGGCATGTTCTTATACTGGACAATCTGCCTGTCCTCATAGCCCCCCATGACGCAATAGTGATTTCTGAATGAATAATAGCTGTTGTGGCCAAGAATATCCGGGTCAAGGAAGCGGAACTGGGCGTAAAGGTCTTCTACCCCCTTAGTTACTGGCGCACCTGAAAGAATCCGGCGGTATTTGGCCAGGGCTGCCAGCTTCAGGCAGTTCTTTGTTCTGGAGCTTCCAGGGGTCTTAATGCGGATAGATTCATCAATCACAAATAAACACGCGGGGTCTTTCTTCAGGAAATTACTGACGAATTCATAGCCCCGGCTTCCGCTAAGTGCCTCCGTGTTCACGGTGACAATGCGAAGGCCGCCGTCAAAGTTCACCACTTCTTCCAGTATTTTCTTCTGGTCTTTTGGAAGGGTTGCCTGATAGAAGGCCGCCTTGTACTTCACCCAGTCCGGCAGGTGGACAGGTATTTGTTCGTTTATCCACTGACGATGTACGCCGTTCGGGGCCAGAATAAGCATGCTGGTAATTTCCCCCTGGCCGTAGAGATAGGCCGCAGTATCCAGGGTAACTTTCGTCTTTCCGGTTCCCATTTCCATAAACAGCCCGAAAGCGTGTTTATCCCTGGAAAGGAAGAACGCCGTTTTCTGGTGAGCATATGGCACGGTCTTCCAGTTGAAGGTAAAACTTTCTGGTGGTCCCTGGAGCTTGACTTGCTGCATGGTCTTTTCCTGGGCGCGTAGGCCTTCCACTTTCTCCAGTTCTGCCTTTGCGGCCTTTGACCAGAGTGCATGCGCCAGGTTATCCTTCAGGTGTTCCAGGTTAGACGCGGAAAGTTCAAAGATGAATTCCTTATCCTGATAACGTTTTCTTCCAGGCATGCCCCGGATAATATCGTAGGTCGTTCCGTGTATATCGCCGGAAATTACGCCCAGCTTTCCCCTGGTCGAAACAAGTAATGGCATTTTCAAATTCCTAGTATCCGTTATATAAGCTCTATAAAAACAACATAAGGGTTTTATATAAACTTGTAAATATAATATTTAAAAATACCATTTGTACCAGGCTTCGTTTGCTAGTGTTGCAGTATATTTGTATTATATATCAATGCTGTAACACCTGTAGCGGCATTTATGCTAATTTTATATTTTTGGAGATTTTACTATTTGTGAGGTTCCTTATATGGAAATTACCCCTGGAAAAGAAAATCCCCCGGTGGTAAGTCGGGGGATTTTCCAAGGTTATAAGCTATGACTAAACAACTTATTTGATAAGGCCTTGCTGGTAAACTCTTCCGTCGGAAGTCGTTAAAATTGAATGCCTTAATAGCTTCTGGCTGAAGCTCACATGCACCCACCCACTACCAGGCTGGCCAGGTTTGTAGAATTCAAGAATCAACTGGTCAAACTGGATATTTTGACTTATCCAAGTGGCCAGGTCAAAGTTCGTTACCCCTGGAATTTCGATGTCCGCAGCCTCGCCTTTTGAATGCTGGCTGGTCACCGCTCCCCCGATTGCATGGTTCAGGTCAACGGACCTGTAGCCAGAAGAGGGAGTGAACGGGATGCCGTAATGCAGCCGGATAGGCTCCAGAACGTGCAAGCAAAGCATTTCCAGGTTCTTCAGGATGCCGGTATCTTCAACAGTGTTGTTGATTCCAGAACGTTCCGCCTGCTGGCTTTTACAAAGTTCGTCCAGGGAGAAATGGGGGCTTAATTGTATATTTGTCATTTTTTGGCCGCCATAATTGCGTCTTTCTTTGCACTTCCTGCACTGCTGCCGAAGTAATAAGTCAATACCATTCCCAGGAACATGTCAAGCGTCCCCATGCTGCGAAGCACAATATCCCGCATATCCGGCGGAACAATGTGCGTAAGAATATACCACTGGATAACCATGTAGCCGGAAACGATAAGCGCAGCCAGTACGCGGGGCGT